TTTGGACCAAAAGACCGTGGGATTGGGTTTGGTCGGTTGGCATGAACGAAGCATGGGTTGCAATCGTCGTCGCAGCCGTTCCCGTAATTGGGGCTGGTATTGGATGGCTAATCAAGTTTGTCTTAGACTTTCGTGAAGAAAACCGCAAGGACCACAACATTGTGATGGAAGCCATCAACGACTTGAAAACGGATGTTCGGGAAGTAAAGGGCGACCTACATGACCATGTTCAGTGGCATCTTCGTAAGAAAAAGTAAGGAATGGTATGGAAACTGCAAAAAACATCTTGCTACGAATCGTTGCGACATTTGCCGCCAGCGGTCTTGGAGTTATCGGCGCTGGAACTATCGCTGGCGTTCCAGTTTGGAAGGCCGTTTTCATGGCGGGAATTGCTGGTGTTGCCACCGTTGTTGAGGGTTTGTCACGTGAGTTCTTAGACGACGGAAAACTTGACCTTGAAGAAATTAATGAAGTATTTTCAAAAGTAGATAAAAAGGCGCCAAAAGAGGAAGAACTTTAAATCTGGCGCAAATACAGGCCAGAAACGTAGAAGAAATCCAGCGTATCAATGACGTGGGGGTCATTTTTGGACATTGGTAAGTCCTGACCATTTGAACCAGCATAATACAATTTTCCTGTAGTGTTTCCACCAATCACGTCTAACATCAATGCGTAATGGTTAGACCCTTCGTGTAGTCCAGCAGTGCGAAATGCTTGGTTTTGTGCTGGTGCAAAAGGAACGGTCAGTGTGTATTGACCAGTGCCAAAATCAGTAACATTAGTAAGAGTTATCTTAACTTCAAAATAAACTAAATTTCCAACCAGTGAATAACTACCAACAACGGCACCAGTGCCACCGTTTGAAGGAACAATACCATTTCCTAAAGATGACCACACAGGAGAATATGGAATTGACTTACCAGTAATACCACCAGTGCTAATGGGAGCAATGAGGCGATGAAGACCAGGTGCGGTCATCGTTGTACTCTAAACACACTTACCAATGTATTGTTAGCACTTGCAATGCCGTAAAAGGTTGGCCTGCTGTCGTAACCACGGTAATCAAAAGTCATTGAATCATTTGGTCCAAGACGCATGCCAAATGATGATGATGTAACACTTGAATTGCCAATATAAACATAGGCGGTGTCACTAAGATTTTGGACGTACAACTCAATGTCGTGTTCAACTAATTCGTTGTTTTCAAGAGAGACGGCTGTTGCTGAGGCGTTGCTGAGCGTCAGCACTTGATAGGTTACAACCATACATACAGTCTATACTACAAACAGTGGTGGTGTAGAATAGAAGAGGCATGAAACGTATACTTTTCAGCATTGGGTTACTATTGTCTGGCTGTGGCTACGATGGACATTATAGGTACGAATGCCAAGACCCAGTTAATTGGGCAAAAGAAGAGTGCAATCCGCCACTATGCAAAGTAGATGGCGCTTGCTCAAAAGACCTTATCGGATTTGATTGGGAGGAAACCAATGAAAAATAGACTTACTCCAGAGGACCTTGATGCACGACTTAAGTTTGTTGTTGGGTGTGTATTAGCAGCCGTATTAACAATTACCACTGCGGGAGTGTTGTACGCTTTGGTGTTTGTCACCCAGCCTATCGGTGTGCAGTCAGAGAACGATAAAATGTTCTTTGGCGTGTTGTCGTCAGTAGCCACGTTTATCACTGGAACGTTGGCTGGTTTGATGATTTCAACTGGTCGTAATAAAGAAACTACCAATGAGGAGATAGATAATGTCCAAGAAAGTTGATTGGGACTACGTTGTTCCAGTAAAGATGCCTGCCGATTTGAAAGGCGTGCAGCCTGGTAGGTTGCCTGAGCACTTGCTCCGTCCCGCCGTTGGTGGTGGCAAACTGCATTGGCTTGCCGCAGCAGCGTGGGCAGCCATGGTTGAAAAGGCAAAGGCTGACGGCGTAGAACTTAAGCCCGTCTCGGCTGGCGATACCTACCGCACGTATGATTCCCAACTTGCAGCGTTCAAACAGCGTTACACCAAAGAACCCAACGGTAACGCAACGAGGACGTTTGAAGGTGTCAAGTGGTATAAAAAAGACCCAAAACTTGCCAGCCTTGCTGCGCCTGGTACGAGTCAGCATAATAGCGGTTTGGCTGTTGACGTTCATACTGCTGCTGAGACAAAGCGTCTTAAGTGGTTGATTGACAACGTTAAAACTTTTGGTTTTAGTTGGGAAGTTGTGCCAGAAGAACCATGGCATCTGCGATATGTAAACGGTGACGATGTTCCTGCTGCGGTCAAAGCCTACATGGATAAAAACGGTATTAAAGCCCCAGAAGGTAAAACGGAACCTATCGTCCAGCAAAAAGAAGACGACGGAGGTCTAAAACTGAAGTTGGGCGACAAGGGAGAAAAGGTAAAAGAACTGCAAAACCTTCTAAATAAAAAAGGGTTTGCCTGCCCTGTCAACGGTGATTTTGACCTTGCTACTCAGAAGGCCGTCAACTATTTCAAAAAGTCTGCTAACCTACAAACCAATGGTGTTTGCAATCAACGTACGTGGGATGCACTCACTGCGTAATTCGTCAACAACTTGGAGCACAACATGGACAAGTCGTCGCTGCTAAACGACCTCACAAACCAATCAAAACAAGTAAAAAACTACCCTTGCAAAATAGGTCGGTTGATTGAATCATTGGAAGGAGACGAGCGTGAGGCTTTGGTAAAAGCCGTTGACCTTATTCGCTCATCAAGTTTCAACGGTAAAAACAGGTCGCATAGCAGTGTGTGGCTTGCTAAAGTGTTACGTAAGAACGGTTACCAAATAAGCGTAAGTACAGTACAACGACACGTAAACAAGGAGTGCTCTTGTGACCAACTTGAAGGATGACTTAAACGGACCAGAAAAACGTGAAAAGGTTTTGGGAGACCTCCTTGAACTTTTGAAACGAAAGAACATTGATGTTGCCGACATTGGTGACGTTAGCCGTGTTTCCATTTACCAATCATTGACAAAAAACGAAGAGGGTGAGGCAGAGGTACACGACCTCGCCGCAATTCAATTTGCACCAACGTGGGATAGTGGTCCAAAGTGGCCTGTTATCCAACAGGGTCCTGTGGTAAAACTACCACCTAAAAAAGCACGCACGTTGAAAAAAACAAAATTCAAAAAGTGCGTTGTAGTTCCAGACGCACAAATCGGTTACTACCGTGGTCGTGACGGGAAATTGGAACCAACTCACGACGAACGTGCAATACGTATAGTTCTTGAATTGATTCGGTTGGTGGAACCAGACACGGTTGTTTGTGTTGGTGACAACCTTGACTTTCCTGAAATGGGCAAGTACCTAACTACTCCTGCCTACCAACAAACTACACAAGCCGCCATTGACAGGGCTGCGCTGCTGTGCGCCGAACTTCGTGATGCCGCACCGTACGCAAAGATTGCATGGCTTGCTGGTAACCACGAAGAACGCATGCCTAAGTATCTTCTTACCAATGCGGCTGCGGCCTACGGTCTTCGCAAAGGAAATACACCAGAATCATGGCCCGTTCTCACTGTCCCATACTTGTGCCGTATGGATGAATACAAAGTGGAATACCGCCCTGGTTATCCTGCGTCTGATTATTGGATTAATGAGAAACTCAGAATCATTCACGGTGACCGTGTGAAGTCTTCTGGCTCAACGGCTCACGTTTATTTGAACAACGAAAAGACGAGCGTGATATATGGACACATCCACAGGATTGAAACAGCGTTTAAAACAAGGGAAGATTTTGACGGGCCTCGCACTATTATGGCTGCTTCCCCTGGTTGTCTTGCCCGTATTGATGGTGCTGTACCGTCTACAAAAGGTGGTGTGGACCTTGACGGGCGTCCGATTGTTCGGTACGAAAACTGGCAACAAGGCGTCGGAGTAGTCACGTACGAAGACAAGGGAGACCATAAATTCTCGTACGAGGTGATGCCTATTTACAACGGTTGGGGCATGTACCGAGGCGTTGAACTTGTTGCCGAGTAACCATGACAACCATTGTTGGTATTCAGGGAGAAGAGTTTGCGGTAATTTGTGCTGACTCACGTATCAGCACCGAAAGTGATGGTGGATACCAAATTGGAACGTTGCGAGAAGGTTCTGGTAAATTGGCACAAAATGGTAAATACTTAATTGGAGCCGCTGGAGACGTTCGGGCAATAAACATTCTTCATCATGTGTTTCAACCGCCACAGCCCCCTCAAAACCTACGTGGTAAAAAACTAGACCAGTTCTTTACCTCTAAGTTCATACCAGCATTACGTGAATGTTTTGACACACAGGGTTATTCGGTCCCAGACCGTGATGATAAAAGCCATATTGCGGAGCAAGGGTCTTCTATTATCGTTGCTATTAATTCTCAAATATACGTAATTGAGTCTGATTACTCTTGGTCTTCTGAAGCGTCTGGGTTGTACTCACTTGGAAGTGGGTCAGCCTATGCCTTGGGAGCCATGACTGTTTTAATTCGTAACAAAAAACTTAACTCACAGCAGGCAAGAAGCATTGCTCTTCGTGCCTTGGCTGTCGCCTCCAAATACGACTCTGGAACAGGCGCACCGTACCAAGCGTTTGTGCAAGGGCAAAAGGTGAGCACAAAACGACGCAAAACGGTATAATTATCACAATCACCTATAGGAGAACATATGTCTAAGAAACTGCAAGTATCCGAACTAGCCGACGTCGCAACCAAGGGCGGTGCAGTCGGAGTCGCATCGTACCTTCTTTCTACGTGGAACGTTGACCCCGCCCTTAACGTCGTCATTCTTCCCGTGCTTTTGTACTTTCTTAACGCTGCCAGCACATGGGTTGGCGACCCGTCTGTTGCCAATTTCTTTGTAAAGCACAAGAAGGTCATTGATGCTGTTGTTAAGGAAACCGTTGCTAAGCCGACTGCTGTCGCTCAGGTTTCTGCTACTAAGAAAGCCGTTGCTAAGAAAAAGAAGAAGTAAGTAACAAATGGCAATTGACTTTTGGTCACCATCTTATCGTGCTGCTGCCAGTGACCTGACGGTAGCCATCAGCCCGTTGGGGTTGGTGGAACTTGCCGATGAAGAGTTTGAGGTTCATGGTCCTCGCCTGAACCGCTACTCGTCGGCATGGGCGTGGTATTTGGGACACCATTGGTCATATCGCCGTGAAATGGGAGAATCGGCGTTTTACCTTAACTACGTTCGCACAATGGCGGATTACATTACCAACTTTTGTTTTGGTAAAGGTGTTCAATTCAAATGCCCAGAACAAAACACTGCAATTATTCCCCACTTGCTAGACGACGTTTGGAACGGTCACAACAACAAGCATAAAGTGCTGTGGGAAATGGGGCAATTGGCTGGCGTCACTGGAGACTGCTTTGTCAAGGTTGCCTACGAGGAGCCTTATGTAGACACCGTTGGTATCCCGCACGAGGGGCGTATTCGTGTCATTCCTCTAAACCCAGCGCACTGCTTTCCTGAGTACCATCCGCATGACCGTGACCGTTTGTTGAGGTTTAAACTTAAGTATCGTTTTTGGGGAACCTCTGCCGAAGGCACTCGTCAGGTTTACACGTTCACGGAAATCTTGTCTGACGAAATGGTTCAGCAATTCATCAACGATGAACTGATTGACGAGTATCCAAATGCTATTGGCTCCGTGCCAGTTGTACATATTCCAAACGTTAGTATCTCTTCTTCGCCTTGGGGTCAATCAGACATTTGGGATATCATTCCCCTCAACCGTGAGTTGAACGAAAAAATGGTTGAGGTGTCCGACATCATCAACTATCACGCTGCTCCCGTCACCATTATTACTGGTGCAAAAGCAAGCCAACTTGAGCGTGGGCCGAAGAAGGTGTGGGCTGGTCTCCCCAAAGACGCCAATGTATTCAACCTTGAATCACGTGGTGAGATGTCTGGTGCTTTGGAGTACATTCAATTCTTGAAGCGCACGATGCACGAAATTACGGGCATCCCTGAAGCAGCCCTTGGTCAATTCCAGCCCGTTTCCAACACCAGCGGCGTTGCCCTTGCCATCCAATACCAGCCATTGATGAACCGTTACTCAATGAAGAAGACCCATTTCACAAAGGGACTTGAAAGCATCAACGAACTTGTTATCCGTACTGCTGCTGTATTCCGTCCTGAAATGCTCGTATACAACCCTATGAGGGCTGCCCGTCCTGAGCGTGACCATTTGACCCAGTTGGACCCAGCAGACCCTATTACCTACAAAACTAGCGTTCACTGGCCCGAACCGTTGCCCGTGGATGTTCTTATCAAACTTAATGAGGTTCAAGCCAAGATGGGTCTTGGGCTTGAATCCAAGCGTGGAGCCTTGCGTATCCTTGGCGAAGAGTTCCCGAACGAAAAGATGGAAGAAATCTTTGAAGAACTTATGGACGACGCCATTGACCAAGGTGCGTTAACCATGCTCAATTCTCAAATCCAAATGGCGGTCATGCTCGCAACGGGCATGGTTCCAGGAGGTGAGGGTCCCGCAGCGACTTCGGCAGGTGGTTCTGACGTGTCGTCTACGGGAGATTCTGGAGCAGGCATGCCTGGAACGGCTGTCGGCCCTGTAGAATCAGATTTGATGAATCAATTGGTAAGTAAGGCTTACGGTGCTAGGTTCGCCCAGCGTCGTAGTCCTAGTGAAGAATAAAACGTTTAATTACACAAGTTAATATCAGCCAAACTAGCGAGGTAACACTTATGGCAAAGCAAGCACAGGATGAAGTCGTCATTCCAGTGGAGGCGACTGAAACGTTCAAAGAGGAGGCTGCCCAGGTAACTGGTCAGGCTCCAAAGGGGCGTATCTTCACCGAAGATGAGGTGGAGAACATTCGTAAGCAGGAAAAAGACAAGTTGTACAAGAAGGTTGATGACGCCGATGGTCGTGTCAAAGCCTTGGAAGAGAAGTTGAAGGTCCTTGCTGAGGAGCGTGAGGCGGCTATCAAAGAAGCCGAGAAGCGTGCAAAGGCGGAAGCCAAGGCTCTCAAGGAAAAGGAGTTTGAGGAGTTGTCGGCTAAGGAACTCCTCCTCCGTCAGGAAACCGAGTTCAATCAGAAACTCAACACTGTTGAGAATGAGTGGAAGGCTCGTCTTGAGGAAATTGACCGTGACCGTCAGGCACAGGCAGCCCTTTTGGAAAAGGAACGCCGCCATCAAGAGTTACAAAATTACATTGGTCGCCGTATGCAGGAAGAGCAAGAACACATTATTCCCGAACTTTTGGGTTTGGTTAGTGGTTCAACCGAAGAAGAAATTGAATCACAAATTAACAGGTACAAGGAAGTTAGTTCTGCTATTCTTGAAAACGTTCAGCGAGCAACTGCGGAATCCCAAAGTCGCTTGAAGGGTGCGGGGGTTACAGCCCCACCCGTTGGGCCAATGGAAACTCAGATGGAGCAGCAGACGTTGACAGCCGAAGACATTCGGAACATGTCAATGGAACAGTATCAGAAAATGCGTGAGAGACTCTTGAACGCACGTTCTTCACGGGGACGTTTCTAACGAAACCGTTTAGAACAAACAACTAACAAACAACAACTATCCACGGAGGATATTCCCAATGGCACTTCCAGCACCAGCAGGTGGTTCAATTACGGGTGCAAACCTGGCGTCAATTACGACGACTGGTTACTCGTCTGATTCCACGCTGTCGCCCGCAATCCAGACAATCTGGAGCAAGGAAATCTTGTTCCAGGCAATGCCCGTTCTGCGCTTTGAGCAGTTCGCCGTTAAGAAGACCGAATTGGGCGTCATGCCTGGTCTCACGGTTAACTTCATGCGTTACACCAACCTCTCCACCAACGCTTCTGTTGGCGCAGAGTTGACCGAAGGTGTGCGCTTGGAGCCGAACGCCTTGTCTGCTTCGCAGATTCAAATTACGGTCAAGGAACAGGGCAACGCAGTTGCCGTCACCGAGTTGCTGCTCAATGCGGCATTTGATGACGTCATGGCGTCGGCTTCCCGTCTCCTTGGTCGTCACATGGCACAGTCCATGGACATTCAGGCTCGCAACACGCTGTACGCTTCAGGCGTCCCCTTTGGTGGTGGCGCAGCCGTTCCGCCAAGCGTGGTGTTTGGTCGTTTGACCAACGGTTCCACCCGTGGTTCTATCGCCCCGTACGAGTACAGCGCCGCTGGTTCGGCAAATGCTCCTGGCTACCTCTCGCCTGCGACCATTAAGGACGCAGTTGAAATTTTGGCTGGTCAGAACATTCCTCGCCTTGGCGACACCTACGTGTGCTTCGTTCACCCGTCGCAGAGCCGCTCGCTCCGTGACTGGCCTGAGTTCATTGAAGTCACCAAATACGCTGCTCCTGGCAACTTCATGCTGGGTGAAATTGGTCGCCTCTACGACGTCGTGTTCATTGAGACCACTCAGGTTCTCAGGGGACCAAACGGCTACGTTGACGTGAACCCGTCCAGCGGTGGTGTGCAGGACCCAACTGCCGACTCGTACAGTGCCATCATGATTGGTGACAACGCTTTCGGTCAGGCAATTGCACTTCCTGTTGAACTCCGTGACGGTGGCGTCATTGACTTTGGTCGTGAGCACGGTTTGGCGTGGTACGCCATCTGGGGCTTTGGAGTCATCACTCACGAGAGCCGTGTGCTCATCAACACCAAGGGTGGCGCAATCGGGGCTTCCTGATAGCGACAACCGAATAGTCGGGGTCGGATGGGTGGTAATAAACACCCACCGACCCCGCTATACTTTACGGAACACAACTAGGAGATAATCATGGCTAAGAAAAGTAATCAGTTTGCGGAACCCGTTGAAGACGATACCGAGATTGAAGTTGCAATGCCCGTTCCTACGGAAGAAAGCAACTTGAAGCAAGCCCGTGTCAAAGGTACATGGACCATGTACTGGGGCGGTTCGGTGTATAATTTTGTGGACGGAAAACGATTCAACATCCCCAAGGATTTGTACAACTACCTGCGTAAGAATGGTAATATTTACGACACTCTTGAGTAGGGAGTAACATGCCAGGGTTTACAATTCCCAATGCCCCTGATACTGACAAATCAACACTAGACCAGTCAGAGCCAGACCGTGTAGATTTTGAAATCCTAGGCAACCGTAGAAAAGGCGTTGTTTCTAACGCTGCCGTAACCGCAGTTTCTGGCAATACCGTTGCCGTTGCTTCGGGCACTATTGCCTATGAGGGCACTGACTACTCACTTTCTGCCAACGGCGCTTACGCCCTATCCGCTGCTCCTTCGTCTGGAAATAGGTTTGACTTAGTGGTAGCACGCTATGCAAGCAGCGCAGTGACTATTCAAACCATCACTGGCGTTGCCAGCACCACCAATCCAGTGTTTCCTGCCCTCCCAAGCACGGACGTGGTTTTAGCGGCTATTTTGCGCCGAACAAATGAATCAATTGTTGCCAATGACATTATTGATAAACGTGCTTTTGTTCTTTCTAATGTCCCAGTTCCTACAACCCTTGATAGTTTGTCTGACGTAACCGCACCGTCTCCTTCTACAAATCAAGTTCTTCAATGGAATGGAACCGCTTGGGTAAACGCAACCATTGTTACTACTATTGACGGTGGGGACGCTGGCATTGTAATTGGTGGACAGGTATTCAGTTAAAAACTATGTCTTTAGAACGCCCAATTCCACGTCCTGCTGGAACGGTTGAAGACATCTTAGCAATTAAGAGAACAACCGTTCGTCGTCATCGTGAGACGCAACCCTCTATCAATTCGCCAGAAGAAGACACGCTTCCTGGCCCAGACTCATCGGACGAATAGTTTATGGCACATTTTGACCAAGCAATTACAAACAAGGTTACAGAAATTGCACGTTCGTATCTCCGTGACTTTCCACGGTTTTTTCAGGTTGCGTTTGATAACGTTTCCAGGACTTACGAACTGGGTCATCCAAACATTGATAAAGACAGTTTGTACATCGCCGTATACACTTCAAATGCCGCAAACGAATTGGCAGCGTCGGCGTTCTCTCTTGATTCCAGAAACGGTATTGTGCGTTTGGGAGCAACCCCTGCCCCCAACAGTCGTTTGATGGTTGAAGGTTACTATTACGAATGGGTTTCTCCAGACGACATGGCTTACTACGCACACCATGCCATTGAAGAGCACGTTTATAATTTGTCAGTTCCGCTTGAGAACATGTCAGACATCGTTATCAATACGATTGGATTAGCGACAGTTGTCAAATCCTTGTGGGCTTTATTGGGAGAGTACAGCCGTGATATTGACGTGATGACTTCTGAGTCGGTTCATATTCCTGGAAGCCAGCGATACAGAATGGTGCAGAGCCTTCTTGAGTATTGGCAAAAAGAGTACGAGAATCAGGCCAAGGCGTTGAACATTGGCGTAAACCGCATTGAAGTAATGACGCTAAGCCGTGTGTCTCGCACCACCAACCGCTACGTGCCGATTTACGTTGCCCGTGAAATTGGTGATTATGGTCCGATTAAGCGAGTGTTCCCAGAACGAGATAGGGGCACAATTGACATTGCTAACCAAGAGGACGAATTGCGTGAGGACGTGTTTGTTGATACAACACCACCAGGCAGTCTTTACAACACTGGATTCTTTTAATGGATACCCGTGTTGAACTGGACTTGATTCGCAAGCATTACAGGGAATACAGCCGACATGCTGGTGAACACGTAGTCTGGTACGAGTTTCTACCGTTTGGGGCGGCGGCAAGCGCAAGCGGTTCCTATTACGACCATGTGTACGACGAGGGTATTTCTGGAACGGGTGGTCGTAAATACAAAAACGGGGTGGTCGTTCCTGTCTTAATGATTACCGAAACTGAAGACCAAAAACGCTCTATTCCTGAAGGTCGCCAGCCCGTAGAAGTTGTTAATTTTGTGGCATCTATTGATGAGTTTCGCAGGGCTGGGATAACCGACCCGTTTGAATACAAACAGCATCTAAACGACCTGTTTATTTATGACGGTAGGTACTTCACTGTAACGTCGTACAAAGTACGAGGCAGGGCACGAGACGACATTATTATCGTTGTTGAAGGCTTGGAAATATACATGAATCAGGAATACCCGTTTGACCCTACAACCACGTTTAGCGGTGTCTCGTCTCTTCCTTGGCCTTCTTCGCTTCCCACTATCTGATAAAATTGGTTTAACTTTGACGAGCGTCAAAGGGTACAACTGCCTAGAAGAATCGGAGTGCTATGAGCACTGAATCAATGCCGTCTGCCCGTTCTTCTAGACCGTCGTTCTTATCAGGCACTTTAGAAATTGTAAAGTACGCAGAATTCTTGTCTAAGGAATACGCAAAAGCGTTGGCTAAATCTATCAAAGAAGTTGCTCAAGAAGAAACAAAAGAACTTCGTAAAAAAGCAAAAGAGTCCAGCACTGCATGGGCGAGGGTTTCGGCTGACCTTGAATCCCGTTACAACGAAAAAACGGGTAATTTTGAATTTGGCGTTATGGACCAACGTACAACAAATGCCAGAGTCGCAACTGATTTGGAGTACGGAGTACCTAAACAGAACGCCCCACAACCTTTGTTGCGGTCTCATGCCATTAGTAATCAAAAAGAACTGGGTGACCGTATTGCCAATAAGGTTCATGCCAAGTTGAAAGAAAAGTACCGATGAGCCGTGTAGGGTTCCTCCTTGCCGAAGATGAAGCCGTAAAAGGTATTCTTGGTAATTTGACGGTTACGGATGACCGCAATAATGCCCGTCCTGTTGAAGTCTTTTTCCGTTATCCAGAAGGTGAAACCGAGCGTTCCTATCCGTTTATCACTATTGAGCATATTGACATTATTCATGCCAGAAACCGCCAACATTCTGAATCGGACATCTTTTTTAGAACTGGGGCAGGGAATGTTCCCGCTATTCCAGCCAATTCGTCTAACCGAATGGATTATTGGCCTAGCGTTTCTAGTGATTTTAGTTTTAAAACTGGTAAAAATAATTATGGGTATCTGGAGGCAAACGAACATGTTCCCGTTGATTTGTTGTACCAGGTTTCAACGTTTACCCGAACAGCATTGCATGACCGTCAGTTGACGGCAAAGATGCTCACTGAAGTATTTCCATGGCGTCGTGGTTTTATTGACATTGGCGCAGACAACACCATCCGACGTCTTGACCTGCTGGACTGGACAACGGCTGACCTTCTTGACCCAGAAGCAGGCTATCGCAAGCGTATTTTTCGTAAGGTTTACACCGTACAAATGACCGCAGAGATTCCATCATCTCGCATTGTTGGTCGTCATGCGGTGGAGGAAATTGTTGGCAATGTTGAACGAATCAACAGCGTCAACGGAAGCGTTTACAACATGGCTGAGGGTTCTTCAGAAGCGTTTTCTGATTAACTTCTATGAATACTACATTCACTACTACGTGTAAAGTCCCGTTATTTAAGGTATACTTTTTCTAAGGAGTAATTCACAATGGCTTATTCACGACCTGGCGTTTACGTCACAGAAGGCGCTTTTGCTACCACGTCCACCGCTGGTGCGGCAACGGTTTCTGCTGGTTTTGTCGGCACGACTTCCCGTGGCCCAGTTATCCCAACACGAGTGAACTCGTGGACTGCGTACAAGGCACTGTACGGAGATATTGACACTGCTTATGATTTGCCGTACGCCGTTTATCACTATTTTGCAAACGGTGGTCGCAGTGCGTTTGTTTCTCGTGTGTATGACTCGTCACACGCTGCTGCCGCTTCAGTAAACGTTGCTGGAACTGTCAATGGAGGTGGTTCTACTACGGTCTTTGTAGTCACTGCTGAAAACCCTGGCACATGGGGCAATAGTCTTACGGTTACCACTACTGCTGGCCTTGTTACTGGTAATGAGCCGACTTTTAATTTGATTGTAAAGTTGAGCGGTGCCGAAGTTGAGCGTTGGGGTGAGGTCAGTCTTGACCCATCGTCAAATCGTTATCTCACGACGGTTGTGAATACTTATTCAACTTACATCCGTGTTTCTAACGTAGCGACGTACACTTCGGCGTTTACGGTCACGGCTGTGTCAAACTCGTCGTTGGCTTCTGGTTCCAATGGTACTGGCGTTGTCAACAATGACTGGAATGACGCAGTTAGCCGCTTTGACGCAGTTAACGAAGAACTAGTTATCAACCTTGTTAATATGACGACGGCTGCCGTGGTGAACAACGCTCTTACTTATGCGGAAACTCGTGGTGATGTGTTTGTGGTCATTGACCCTGCTTCGGTCACAAACGGCGCTGACGCTGTTTCCGCAACTAGCGCATACAGTGCGTCTTCTTACGGCGCTGTGTACTATCCAAAGTTGAAGATGGTAGACCCATCAAAGACTGGTGCGGCAGCCATCCGTGACACCGCTCCTGGTGGTGCACTCTTGGGGCTGTACTCACGTGTTGAGGCTGAGCGCACGGTTGCCAAGGCACCCGCTGGTTACGCCTACGACATTCGTGGAGCCTTTGGTCTTGTGACCTCGTTTACGGAAGCGGAGCAAGGAACCCTTTACGATGCACACGTCAACACGTTGAAAACCGTTCCTGGTGCTGGTGTAATCGTCAATGGTGCTCGTACTTTGAAGAAGACCGATATCACTAAGTTTGTTCCAACACGTCGCAGTCTTAACTACATTAAGGCAGAGTCAAGGCGTTTGACGGAGTTTGCGGTTTTTGAACCAAACAATGACCGTTTGTGGACGACCATTCAAGTCCGTCTGTCCAAGTTCCTTGCTGAATTCTGGGCGGCTGGTGGACTCAAGGGTCGCACCGCAAACGAGGCGTTCTACGTCTTGTGTGATTCAACGAACAACACGTCAAACACGATTGAAAACGGGGAAGTCCATGTTGAGGTCGGGGTTGCACTGCAAACTCCCGCCGAATTCATTGTCATTGAAGTCAGCCAGTTTACTGGCGGCTCTTCCCTCACGGAAAACCTCTAAGGAGTAATCATGCCTATTTCACAGCGCACAGACCCGCTTCGTAACTTTAAATTCCAAGTTCAGATTGTAGGTGGACCAAACCTTTCGGGACACACTGGTTCAACTGGCGTTGGTCTTGACGGTTTGGGCTTTGCCGAAATGTCGGGTCTCAGCGTTACCAACGAACTCATTGCTTACCGTGAGGGTGGAATGAATACGCACCCACACAAGATGGTGGGTCAGTCTGACTTCCCGCCCGTTTCGTTTAGTCGTGGTGTGTTTGCCCGACAGGACCAAATGTGGAAGTGGCAGACGTTCATCCACTCGTGGCAGCAAGGTAGCACGGCTACTGGAAGCACTGGATTGTTGCAACAGAGTGGTGCAAACGACTATCGTTGCGACATTGTTGTGCGAGTCTTTGACCACCCGTACACTCGCAATGACGGAATCGGTGGCTCGTATCAGGCAACGGATTTGCCCAATGGTGATACCAAGCCTGGTCGTGTTCAACTTGCGTTCCGACTCTTCAATTGCTGGCCTGGTGTCTTTGCGATGAACGGTCTCAACGCTGGCGACAACGGCATTTTGATTCAACAGATGACCGTTCACCATGAGGGCTTCTACGTCGCCTTCACGGAAGCAGATATCAACAACATCGGAACCATTCGCTAAACTAACCGTCTAACAACAACGTTATTACAAGGAGCACAATATGAGTGATTTGGCATCTTCTGCCGAAGCCGTCAACGACGCCTTGCAGGACCCTGCACCAAAAATTGACCTTCCAACAAGCCTAAAAGTTGACTTGTTGCGTGGTTTGTACGACCCCGCCTCCTCTCAGTGGTTTACTTCTGCCACCGTTCGTGAACTGAATGGAACGGATGAAGAAGCATTGGCGGCATATGACGTTCAGAAAAACGTCACATATTCGGAATACATGACACAATTGTTGAAGCGTGGTGTTGTCAGCATTGGGAATGTTGAAATCAATGGGCGTGCGGAACTCGTAGATGATTTGATTACGGGTGACCGTGATTTGTTGTTTCTGGGCGTGCTCAAAGCAACGTATGGTCGTTACAGGGAGTTTCAGGTCACTTGTCGTGAGTGTGAGGAAAGTAACGACGTAACAATGGACCTTGAAACTGATTTTAAAATGGAAGACCCCAAGCATGACCTTCATAAGCCATTAGAGGTTAAACTTAAGAACAAGTCAGCCGTTCAATTGCGCTACCCTACTGGCGGAGACAGCCAGTTTGTCAGCAAACGTGGGAAGACCACGGCAGAACAAAACACGCTCATGCTTGCCCGATGCGTGTTACTAGACGGTAAAACCACTGCTGAAAAAGAGGCGTGGGCAAGGGGGTTGTCATTGGCTGACCGTAATAAGGTCATCAAGACCCTCTTCTCAGCGCAGCCAGGGCCTCGCATGGAAGAGGTGGAAACCCAATGCGCCCACTGTAATGCTAAGATTGTATTAGCACTAGATTGGGTCTCACTTCTATTTGGCTAATCTGGTCAGAATATACTGGGAGTACGAAGCGATTGCCTCTACGTATAGGGGTTTTGGTCTTAACGACCTGAAGTCCATGACAATTCGTCAACGAGCATACTGGTTTCGTATGGCTCGTTGGAGAAATTCCACTGGAGGCTAATCGGTGGTTGCAAACAACGAACCTAATCTTGCAGGAGGCGGTCTAGGCGGGGATAGTCCCGCCGAAGGTGCTGCTGCCAGCGCCATGGGTAACTCTGTTGTTAACTCACGCCTAAGCGTTGATTTGACCATGCTTAAGGGTCTCAACGAAGAACTTACCAAACTTGACGGCAACGTCAAAAAAATTAAAGATAAGTTTAGTTCTTTAACCAAAGAGGCAAAAGACCTTACCGCCCAATTAAATAAAGCAGCAACTGCCATGGGCAAGGTTACTGGTAAGGGTAGCGGTGCTGGCTACATGGACACGTCTAAGGGCATGCCTGCTGCTGCTGACATTAATGCAATGCGTGAGATGCAGTTGCAGAGCGTTGAACGCATCCTGGGGGCGCTTGGAAAGGGCGGTGGTATCGCATCTGGAATGGGTCTTGGTGGCGGCGGTGGCGGGAAGATTCTTGGGGGATTAAAGGCGTTTGGTAACAACCCTTATGTTCAAGTGGCTGGTCAAGCAATACAAGCCGTAGGAGCAACAATTGACAACCGTGTAGACCGAAATAAGGCTTACGCACTTCCTGCTGACAGGCTCAGTGTCCAATTACAGCAACAGTACGGAATGAGTCAGATGGACGTAATGACGCAATTACGTGGCCCTTTGCGTCAATACAAATTAGGGGCTGGCGGAATCAACGAACTTCTTGCCATGCAATCCCGAACGGGGCTTAGCGCACGAATGCAAGCAAGTTCTGTTGAGTCTATGCGTGCGTTGTCTGGCTATGCGTATTCTGCTGGGGACATCACTAACTACATTGAGAGTATGGGACAGGCTGACACTGTAAACCAAATGTTCATGATGACTGGAACCAGCCTTTATGGTATAGGCGGTAAACAAAAGTCTGCTCAACAAGTCAATCAGGACCTTATTCAACGTCTTGGCTTAAACAACCGTGAAGTTATTCAGGGTGGTCGTCAAAGTGGGTCAATGCTTCGTCAACGCATGGCAATGGCTGGACTGGACGAGGGCGCACAGGATATGTTGTTGCAATACGCCGAATCCAATATTAGTTTCCGTGAAAAAGGCGGAACTGGTTTCTATGACCCGTCGCAAAAAGGCCATAGGAAACTTATGGGTATTGAAGATAACTATGCAACCCAGGCTGAAGAAACTGACCGTGTACGAATGGACCGTGAAGAGCAGATGTACAAACGTCAGGCTGACAATTATGCACAAATGGAAGAAAACATTCAAAATGTAAACAAAGTTTTGAAAGAGTTTGAAGACCGACTATCTGGTGTAATTGGGGCAAAAACCAATGTTCGTGGATTTGGTGATTTGCTGCGACCAGGGCTTGGCATTCTTGGCGGCATTGCTGGATTTATTGGCGGCGGTGGTCCCATGGGCGCAATGGCTGGATATGGAATAGGTTCTGCGGTTGGCGGTTTTTTTGGCGATGCCGCCGAGCGTGGGGCCGCAAGTCCTGGGAGCATTGCCAAAGAAAACCCAACCACAAAACCGCAAAACACTGCTGCACTTTCTCAATTAAAGCCAGTCCTTCGTGAACCTCTTTCACGCTTGTTGTCTGACCGCCCTGGTATCTCAATTGGACAGGGTTACCGAAGCGCAGAAGCCCAGAAGAAAATGTTTTTGGAACGGTATTACCGCACGGACAAAGAAACTAACACATACTGGGATGGGTCTTATTGGGAGAAAAAACCAGGAGTGGCAATGGCTGCTCCTCCAGGGTTGTCATATCACGAGATTGGGTTGGCGGCAGACCTTGTGTTTGCTTCGGATGCTGATAGGCAATACCTACAGGCAAATGCAGCCAAATACGGTCTTGATGAGTTCTCACGTCACGGAGAACCATGGCACGTGCAACCAAAAGCCGTTCCTGCAAGCCGACGACATTACGAAGAAGAAGGCGCTACGTACGGAACCGTTGAAGACCCAGAAACAAAATACACCCCAGAAACCGTTGGCGTAATTACGGAAACTGGTCCAGAAGGGCAATCTGGAGTCGGCATGGTCATGGGAGCAGAGATTAAACAACAACTGTCCATGTCAGAATCTATGGCGGTGTTTCAGGAACAGGGCGTTGGTGGGCTTAATTTGGGCAATCCAAAAAAGAAGTTTGGTCAAAAGGACAAAGACCGAGGCACTGCGAGCAAAACCAAGTCTAATGTTGACCTTAGTGGTAACGCTGTCAACCCACAAGACCTTGCCAGGATGCTTGAGAAAAAAGGTTTCCAAAAGAATGATGTTTGGAAGATGCTTGCTATTGCTTGGCGTGAATCTCGTTTAAACCCTAGGGCGCATGTACGAGACAGTGATGACGATTCTTACGGATTGTACCAAATCAACATGTTGGGAGATTTGGGTCCTGGTCGTCGCAAACAATACCGAATTACAAACGACGAAGAATTGTTTGACCCAAATGTAAACGTGCGTGCTGCACGTATGTTGTACGGAGACGGAAAAGGTATTAAACATTGGAGCCACGGTGGTAATCCGCTTGGTGGTATTCCAGACACAACAGTAAAGTGGGCAAAAGAAGTAGCAACTTCTGTTGGGCTGCCTGTAACTGGAGACCCGTTTGATACTGGGTATATGCCAATGCCTAAACAACAAGTGATGTCGTCTCAAAAAGCAGTTGCTAACTCAACAACCAATAACAATTCTTACAATATCAATCCGACTATAAATGTAACTTCAACGGGGTCTGCGCCTGTTGATGCGGCTCGCCTTGCCAAAGAGGTGTCTAAACTCATTGAACGTGAGATGCAAATGATGACTGTGAGGAACTCGTAATGGTTAGAAATCGTGATAACGACGAATTTCCAATTTATAACCCACGTGGAAACAACCCCACAAACCTGTCTGGTTCATTTATTAGGCCCACGTGGACCTATCAGCAGGCTCGTAACCAGGATTTTGTATCGTATGGAAAATTAGGAGAGCGTGAAAACGTTTTAGAAAATGCCAACTTTATGTGGCCTGGACCAACTTATACCGATATTAGTGGTCGCACAAAGCCACTGGTTCGTGGATTTATGAGAAGCATTTTGTACCAGTCTATTGGAACTGGGAAAGTAGATGGCACTGAGAGAACTGGAATCCGTTTAAATTTTCAATTTAACCCTGAATATATTCAGCGTGACGTAAGCCAGTCCCCTGGTGCAGTAAATCCGTTGCTTCAAAGTGTCACAAATCTTACTCAGCCAGTTCCTGGAACCGCACAATTTAATTTCACCATTACATTTAACCGTGAACACGAGGTGGCAATGCGTGGGGACAGGGCACGTGATGCCGCTTTTAACTTTTCAGAAAACAATGAAAATGCTCTTGAATTACTGAATGACCCAAGCATGGTTGGTGTAATGCACGACCTTTCAATTTTTGACAAAATAATCGGTCAGGGAATTAGTGAAGAACTTGTTAACACGCTACTGCGATTTACTGAAAAATCCGCAGAACTAAACCCTGACGAGGAAGATGAAACAGCGACAACATTTGACGCAGAGACGTATGGTCAAAATTTAAATAAAAACATTGGAAACTCTGCATTTTTAAACCCCCTTCCTGTGCGTATTGTTTTTGGTGATTTGTTCATGGTTGAAGGCTTTGTGACTGGTTCGGCAGTAGCCTTTCAAAAATTTAACCGTCAAATGATTCCTACTATTTGTCAAATTAACTGCAATCTGTCTGCTTTGTATTTTGGGTTTGCAAAGAAGTCGGCGTTTGTTACGGACAATTTAGAAGCCTGGTATGAGTCTGAACTTACCAAGGATGAACAAGAAGAAAAAGACACGAAAAACGCCGAGCAGGTAGTTGCAAACATGTTGCAAAAGTTTCAATATGTTATCAACTCGTCCACTGAGGGAGTTCTTTCAGAAGACGACTACAACCTTGACCTTCCTAACCAAAATAGTGATGGAATGAAAATATGGCGTGGCACGTCCATTGGTCAATACTATTCGGGAAATAGTTCCTCGTTTATGACGTTGCCACAGTGGTTTAACGCATTTTCTGACGGTAAAATAACAACGGCTGGTAGTAAGGCTAAACAAATTTATGAAGTGTTTACAAATGGTCAAACCGTTAACAATTTACCAAATAACTTAGTTGGTTGGACACCAATTCTTGTGGTGATTGACGTCATGAACCCTTATAAAGAAGGTTCGGTTACGTCCCGAATGACTACTAAAGAGATGCCAAACAATCTTGCTGATTTAGGAGTATCCGTAGAAGCCAGCGGAAACCCTGTTGTAAAAACAACATCAACGACTCCGCAGTTAACTAAGACCATTAATATAAAAGCACTTAGCCGAACAACTCCTGGCGGTGGTGGTGGTAATTCAACAGCGTGGTACTCGTGGGAAAAGGTTGGGGACGACAGTCATTCTATTAGCATACTTCGTCAGTGGTACGGTATTGCAGCACCATCTTCTCCTTCCACAATGACTCAATACATGCGTGTGTTTTGGCTTAATCCTGCTGACGTTGGTGATAAAGAAGCAATTAACCACACTGACAATTGTCAATTACTCTTTAAATGGGAAATTTCAAAACAAGTGCAAGAAAGCAAAGGAACTGTTCAATTAAAAGAACAGGCTATTCCTTACAACTTCAACACTCCCTTTATCTCAAACAGTGCATCAAACCAGTTGAAAACAATTGGTGCTTTGACTGTTCGTAAAGGAACTGGAGCGGGTCCCAGGAACATACAATGACTACTTCACGTTACTTTGGTAGATATTACAACACGGCAGATGATGAGGCTCGCCTTATTGCTGACCGCTATGCCACCCGTTCGGTTCCGTACTTTACACATGTTGCCCAAGAGAAAGACTCTTTTGCATCCCTTGCTTTTAAGTATTTAAACGATGAACGACTCTACTGGTACATTGCTGACCAAAATCCGCAAATAAAGTTTGCTGATTATCTTCCAGTTGGGGTTTTGGTAAGGATTCCATTGCAATGATTACAACTAACTTGTCACCTCTTGGCATTACATGGTCTGTTCGTATCAACGATGCGCCATTTGCTTCAAGGAATGTACAACGTGTAAACGTGTCTTTTTCTCAAAACCAGCATGACGTGGCAATCGTGGAATTAGTTGGAATACCGTCTAGTTATATTTCTGAGTATGTAGAAAAACCAATACATATTTACATCAGCATCAAAGGCGGAAAGTCGGCAAACTTTTATGGGTACGTTTCCCATGCCGAGGCTCGTTCGGTAACGCATGAAGGAACAGTAAATAACAGCCCATTCCAAATTATACGAATGGTTTGTTTTGGGTCATCTCACGTCCTTCGCAGTATGAATACGCTTTCTTGGGATAACGTTCGTTTAGAAGACATTGTTTCAGACATTGCTAAAACATACCGTTTGGGTTACTCAATTCCAAAAGATGATTACGTGTTTAAACGTTTGGTGCAAACAGAAGAGTCGTTGTGGAGATTGTTGGTAAAGGCTTGCGAACAACTTGGCTACAATGTAACTATGACAAACTCTCACATACACGTGTGGGATATTGACAAATCTATTGCCCGACAAACGTCATACACAATACTTCGTGGTGTAAACGTAAAGCGTGGAGATTACAACCCTTATCCAGGTGACATCGTTTCTATTGAATCCACAGTAGGAACTCCCAACGTCGCACAACAGTCTGGAGACAAGTTTGTTTCTTACGTTGACGAGCACGGTAAACTTGTGTCCGTTGATGCCTTCCAACTGTCTCAGGACGCTTCTTTAGGCACCCCTCCCGCAAGTCGGTTTGATAACAAACTTGTTGCCAACGTTGATTCGTTTGAAAAGGCAACTAGGTACATTCAGTCAAAAGTAAAATCGTCTTTTTCACAATCTGCTGATGCAATGGTGTACGGTGACCCGTCAATAACTCCTGGAGGCATTGTACGGGTTGATGGGTACGGCGGAGATTTTGACGGGTTTTGGTACGTTCAATCCGTGTCTCATGATTTGTTTACGGATACTTTATTAACTAATTTGAAATTAATAAAGAAAGGTTCTTACGACATCTTGCCAAAGTTTCCAACCGTTCAACGATATGTTCAACCACCTATTCCTGTATTAATCAAAGACAAATGGGTAATGAGAACGGAGTACACAAATGTCTACAACTAAACATATTCATGGAGTTGTTTCGGGAGGTCCTTACCGAGCAGTGGTTACTTATGCAGATTCGGTTTCTGGGCAAGTGCGTGTTGTAATTCCCGCCGTTTTGGGTAAGTCTGAAGTTGCCCTTTCCCTCTTTGGTCGTTCTTTAACCTCCTCTGGTTGGGCAGTCCCTGTTGTTGGAGACCAGATACTTGTAGGCACCGATGACAATACGTTTTCCAACGTATTCTGGATTCAGACCGATGGAACGTCTAAACTAGAAGAGAGGATAGCCACACTTGAGGCCCAAGTAGCGTCCATACTGGAGGCATTGCCGTGAAGACCATCCGCATTCCATTTCGCTTTGAAGAAGGCTCTGTGCTTGCTACGCAAAATGTAGACACTGTTGTCAAACAACAAATTGTCAATTACTTTATGACAAACATTGGCGAACGTATTATGAACTCTAATTACGGGGGAAATTTGCCAAATTTGGTATTTGAAATAAACGACCCTTTAATCTTTGCTGATTACAAAGTTGATGCATTATCAGAAGTTAACTCATACTTGTCTTTTGGAAAAGTCCTTGATTTTGGATTTGTGGACTCTACTAACGACCTTTCGGCAGAGAATAACGTTGCTACATTGGTTGTTCGTTACTCTGTAGCACCACGTACAATATCTACAGTAAAATTGGTAGTTAATACAACGTTTACGGAAGAGAGTCCAATCTAATGGCGACTATTGACTATTCAAACAGGGATTACGATTCAATCAAAGCCGACCTGTTGGCTCGTGCTTCTGAGATAGTTCCTGAATGGACTACCCGTGAATCGTCTGACTTTGGTGTTCTTCTTGTTGATTTGTGGGCGTACATGGGAGACGTTCTTCATTATTACGTGGACAAAGCCGCTGGAGAAGCGTTTATTACGACGGCTACTCAACGAGAGTCATTACTTTCATTGGCTAGTCTTTTTGACTACTCGCCTCAATTACAGACTGCTTCAGAAGCCACTGTTACCGTTTCTGGCGTAAACGTTCCTGCTGGGCAAACAGTGACTATTCCTGCTGGCACTGTTTTTGTTGCCCCAGCAACATCAGAAACGCCCATTGTTTATTTTTCATCTACAGCGTCTGCATCTGCGTCTGCGTCTGTAAACCCAGTCATATCAGTTGTTGAAGGAGAGCCTATAAACAACGAAACAGTTGGTTCGTCTAATGGTACTGCAAACCAACGTTTTGTTTTGTTTTATTCAGGTGTAATTGGAGACAGTGTTCGGGTGTTTGTAGAGGAAGGAACAGTGTTAAACGGTTCTCCGTCTCTTGTAGAGTACCAATATGTAAACAAACTTATTGACTCTGCGTTTAACGACAAAGTGTTTACAATTGCCACAACTGCAAACAATGAAACTGAAATTGTATTTGGAAATGGCATTAACGGAAAGATTCCAAACGCTGGACAAGACATCATTGTGAACTACCGAAAAGGTGTAGGCATCCGTGGAAACGTTCCAGTTAACGCAATTACTCAGATTCAAAACCCACCTAGTCAGTATGTGTTTGTCTCTGGTTCTACGGCGGCTATCAATGGAGCAAATGCTGAATCTTTGGAGTCGCTGCGAGCCAACATCCCAAACTCGTTTGCAACTCAAGACAGGGCCGTTTCATTAAGCGACTATAAAGCATTGGTTCTTAACGTTGCTGGTGTTGCAAAAGGAACCGCTTCGTACAGTTCTGGAACTGTAACGATTTACGCCGCACCGTTCACAACAAATTACTTGACTTATGGAAGTGGTGCTTTGTCGGTTAGCAGCGAATTGCGAGATGCGATTGTTGCGTACTACGAACCACGGCAAATGGTTGGTGCAAGCGTCACCGCCGCCAGCACGATAAACCTTACCGCAGTAAACGTTACGGCAACTGTAAATGTTCTTCCTGGCTACATCGCAAGCAACGTTTCAGAAAACGTTGTAACTGCTTTGGATACTTTGTTTGAATTTGATAATGTCTTCTTTAACCAAACTCTGTCTAAAGGTGAAATTTATAGAAAGATAATGGATGTTCCTGGGGTGGATTACGTGAGTGTGTCACTGCCAAACACTGAAACGGTGTCGTCTGGTCAATATGGTTTGTTAAAAAAGGGAACATACACCATCACTACTGTTGGTGGAGTGACTGGCTAAATGGCTTTAGTTTCTTTCCGCCTTCGCAGAACTGACGACGTAGGTTCTTACGTACGTGAACAGGGGCGGCTTGACTCCGCCGTGCGTAGTGACAACTTCATTGCACCTAGTGGAGATTTTGGTTCCTCTACGTTTTCGTCTCAAGTTTTCAATCTCACAAAGCAAACAGTGGTGGACAACTCACGACCAGGTGGTTCTTACGATGTCTATGTGTCTGAGGTGGACCTTGCGTGGACTTTGGAAACAGCGCTTGTAGAAAACCCTTCGCAAACATCACCAATTGAAGTGCACATTGTTGTTAATCAATACGGGGAGCCGTTGACTGTTGAGGACGGTGTTTCCGTTTTTTCGTGCAACGCATCAAACTTTGTACAAACCTACCGACATTCCAGTACCTTGTACAAACCTGGCACTTGGCTTTATTACGGATTCTACATTAAGTATTCTGATGGGGCTACGGAATGGTTTGAACGTGCGTCTGAATTACGAGTGCAAATCCCTCGCTATTACCAATCATTAGAAAGTTTGTGGCAACGCATCCCTGAGTACTACAGGGCACTGGATTATTCGGACGGAAACGGCGACCTTCGTCGGTTTCTGTCGTTGTTTGGATGGGAATTGGACAAGGCACGTACGTTAATTGACAGTTTGGTAAGCATCAATGACCCACTAACCAGCCCTACTCCTTCATTAGATGCGATTGCTGCACAGTTGGGTGTTCCCACCAATTCAGTAGAAATTGGTACTTATCGCCTACGAAACGTCTTGTCCAACATATTCAACCTTCGTCAAAGGAAGGGAACTGCTGACGGCATTGCTTCTTTTATTGCTGCACTTACTGGTTGTCGTTCTCGTTTTGATGCAGCCACTGATACGTTTTACATAGATACACAGCGTATAAACTTTGTGTCTGACCCTAAATTCAGGCAGCAGGATTTAAACTTTTACACAGGAACTCCCAGCAACGTTGACCGCACCCCTTTTACGTTGCGTAAAACTGACGGTGGTTCTGCTCTGCGTAATACTGACAACAACGATGATGCTATTCGTAACTACAACGCAAATCCCACGGCGGCAAGTGCTTTGGCGTCGTACACGACAAACGTGTTTGTTGATTCTGCGGCGTCGGTTGGTTGGGGCGTTTATACATACGGCGCTGCCTTTAATGCCGCTTCAGCAATTCCAATAATTGAACAAGTAGATTACAACGGAGAATCAATTCCAAGTGGTTCTGTGGCTGTAGTTAATTCAGGCGGTACTGGATTAAAAATCACTATTCCATCAAACGCAACTGGTTCTCAAGTTGTGGTGGTTTACGGAAGAAAACCATTTTACTATCGTAACGACGTTATTTACTATACTTCATTTGATTGTAACTTGTCAGGCGCATCTTTTGTTAACTTTAGAATGATTGACAATGACAACATTATTAATTACTTAGAAACTAATCCTCCTGATTCACTTGGTTCGTCTTTGTATTACGATACTTGGAATACCGAAAGTGCTGCAAATCAAAACATCTTCTTGTACGGCAACGGTGCTTTTTATAACGCCAGCGCTCCTGGATTAGCAACGGCTGGTCGTTTTAGCATCCAACAACCAGACACCCCTAGCGTGGAAAACGTAGAAAAGGCAATTGTTCCAGCCTTGGTATTTTTTGCTAACCCTGGAGAAACTATCGTTGTCTCACGTTGGTTAGTTGAGCCAAACGCAGTGGGTCGTTACTTTGATGGCGACAACATTTATGGAGGGTTTGTACAGGAGGCAAATCAACCAAGCGTAGTTGGCGTGTCCGACTACCGTTGGGGTAAAAGTGGGGGAAACACCAACGAAGATTTTTCATACTACACTCTTGACTACGAACGCATTGTTACGGCTACCGAACGCATTGTTGAAGAGTACTTAATACCTGTTAACATGATTGGTCAATACACAATTGAATGGGACACTATTCCAGGAGAGTAATGGGACTTTTATTTGCGGCACTAGCCGTTTACAAAATTGTACAAATCGTTGACATGATGTTGCCAAAGGAACCGATGCCGTGGGTAAAGGTCGTTGCAACATTAGTGGTTTCTTACGCTGTGGTCGCCGTATTGTGGACCGACAAGATTTGGATGGACGGCCTTGTCGTTGCAACTCTTGCTGGTATAGTCCACAGCACCATTCGCATGATTACACTCATGGGCGACATGGCTAGGACACGTTCACTTAAATAGGAGCACAACATGAATCAATATGTAATTATGGGCGCAGGTAACTCGTCCACTTCGGTAATTGAAGACAGCCTTTCGGATTTGCCGACTCCACGCACGTTTCATATCGTTGCGGAAAAGACAAGTCTTGAAGGAATCTGTCGTGTATACGACTGGCTACTTGACAACGGCGAAAAGTATGTTGCATACCATAACGGCAACGCACCCACCGTGTTGTGTGACAGTGCGGTAAAAGCCGTCAGTGACAATGACCCGCAGTCCGTAATGCTTAGCGTTGCCAAGGCTGGAAAGATGAGCGTGCTCTATTTGTGGAACGACGCAGATGAGTTTGGTTCAACTCAGCAGGTGACGTCATTGATTGACAACGGATTTACCGTCATTGATTTGACGCAGGGATTGACACCTTTCCAATTGGTTGATGACGTAAAGAACGATACCGTTGATTCGCTTCCACCAGTTACCAAGAAAGAGTACGAAGAGATGCCGATTGCGACGTTGCGTCAACAGGCAAAAGCGCAGGGTGCGGCAATTAAAGACATGGAGTCAAAGGAAGCAATCATTGAGTTCTTGACGGACGATTCAGAAGAAAAAAAGATTGCGGAAGACGACACTGTAGTCGTGGTGGTTGTGTTCAAAGACCAGACAACAAAGACGTTCAAAAGCACAGTTCATGACATCAACTCTTTCTTGAAGAAATAGCACGGGGGGACTGGCGGCAGAAAGGAGGTGGAAAGACCACCAGCCCGCACCCCGTGCGGCGTTGGACATGACGCCTTCATCAGTATACCAAAGCGTTTTTAAATTGGACAACACAAAGGACAACACACTTGGCTAAAAGCAAATTTTCAGGACCGTTCCTGCCGTTTCCACGGTGGGTTCTTCAGTATTTGGGCAACGACTCAATTGGCAAAGTAGTATTATTAACCATACTGCTGTACATGGATTCAGACACTCAGGAAGTTACTACGTCCTATGGACACGTGGCTAAGTTGACAGGGTACTCACGGCGAACGGTAATCCGTGCCGTTAACCGTTTGGTTTCTTCTAACGTGCTTATTCGTAGGGCACGCATAGGTGCCAAGGGTCAAATGAGCAATCGCTACATCGTAAACTTTAACAATCCATCTAGCCTAGTGTCTGCGGAGACACTACCCAGTGACACACCTGACACCCCTAGGAGTGACTCCCCAGACACCACCCCCAGTGTCACGGGTGACACCCAATCAAGAATAACTATAAACAAGAATAACCATAACAAGAATCTTCTTTACAAGAAGGGGGGAGAAATGAATGATGTAACAAGTGGCTATACGATTGACGGGGAGTTGCTCAAGTGACCGACGACTGGGGCAAACCGATTGGTGCCGACGAAGCCAAGACCGTGACAACCAAAATGACTACTAAGACCAAGAACACCGTCACGGCTCTCGTTTATCACTTCAACAAATCCATTGAGTATCCGATGAACAGCGAAGTAAATGCATTGGCGTTGTCCAAGACATTCAAGACCCTCCGTGACAGCGGTACGTCGTATGATGAACTGCACTCCATGATTGACAGATTCTTTTACGAAATTAAGAACAAGCCCTTGCCGTACCACGTTCCGCTATGGACGGCGTTCATTAAACGAAAGGACGATTTGCTTGCGTGGGTTACCAAGAACTCTTCCAACAACGACGTGTCGGAGTGGAAATGAGTGCCTGGTGGTTCTTCGTTACTAAACTTCAGACGTTGTTTCGTGGCTCCATCACCGACAACGAGCCTTTAAAAGAAACGGAAGAAACCATTGAGTTGTACCACTGTACGATGTGTGACACGTTGTTTGCCGACAAGGACTCATATCTGATGCACTTCAGAATGGACACTTGCACGGTTCCGCACAACATATTTCCCGAAGACCCGTTTGAGATTAGGACAGAAGATGACTGAATGGAAAGGCAATCGCTACTGGAAAAACCGACCAGTAGAAGAACGGCTGAAGAACGCTCGCATACCCAAGAGGTTTGAGCCGATGACGCTGGACAACTACGACAAGTCAATTGGTGACTACGACGTTCACTATGCCGTCATGACATGGTTGAAACACACTGACGAAAACGTATCCAATGGGACTGGTTTGTACTTGTTCGGCGGAACTGGCGTAGGAAAAACGCACCTTGCGGTTGGTTTGTTAAAACAGGCAATTACTGCAAATGCAGTCAGTGGTTATTTCATCCCTGCCACAACATACATTGAGATGATGTACGACGAGTTGAACAACGACGGTTCGTTGCCCGATGAGTACGTCAATCCTTACATTTCAAAGTACGTCAGGTCGGTGTACGACGTGGTGGTGTTAGACGGACTTGGTGACGAGAACGAAACGGAGTTCACCACCCGTTCAATTTCCAACCTCCTGTACCAACGCATCAATGCCAACCTTCCCACGGTTATCACCAGCCTGTACAACCCCAAGAAACTGACTATGCGCTACGGAGAACGATTCGTGTCAATCCTGCAATCGGCGTGCCGACTCGTTCCTGTATCAGGGACGGACCAACGCAATGCAGGGAAATGACATTGCTGAACATTGGGTAAGGGGACAGGGCGTTATTTTTGAGGGAGTGCTTGCAACCCTTCCCGACACTCTGACCGCCAAGTTCTACAAACAACGAAACAATTGGGAGCGTTATATACAATCCGCTATACCCCACGAACTACCGTTAAAAGCAATGATTGACTCGTGCGTTCGTTTAGGTATTGCAACCGACGTTTACACTTTTATTGACCCAGAAGCAGTAGACCCCATTGAACGCTGGTTGTCACGCAAAGGGGTATCAGTTGCCGTGTTTTATTATCTCAACGTTGAAGAGTTGGCGTACGACTTAAAATTTCAACGTTCGTTGAAAACCATCTACGTTGCAAATCAAGAACAAGCCTCTAGTATTGGGTTGCGTTCTCACGTAGTGGACAAAAAGAAAGCGTGGATTGTTTAGTGGCAAGTACAGAGCACCTTTTAATCAGCAAGGTCATTCAAGAAAACGAAGTTCTTCCAGTGGTGGAGGCAGGACTAAAGCCACAGCATTTCTCAGCGCAGTGGTCGGACATTTGGGAATGGGTAGTTACATACTGGCGTGACCACAGCGCCGTTCCCTCAGAACGAGCGTTCAACCAAGAGTACGGAAACGTCTCATTGTTGGATGCATCTCGTGAGCAGTTTTCAAACCTCATTGAGGAATTGATTACCTCGTACCGTCACCAAAAGATGGTGGAGACCCTTTCGTCAGCCGTTCCACTGCTCAACGAAAACGAAACACAAGAGGCGATAAACGTCATTGCACAAGGACTGCAAGTTGCTTCCGCAGACACCGCCCGACTTCGTGACATCAACCTCATTGAAACGTGGGAACAGCGCATTGAGCGATATTTGTTGATGAAGGACACTCCCAACGCCATTCGTGGTATTCCCACTGGCTTTGCAGGATTGGACAGGATTACCTCTGGCTTACGTCCTCAACAGTTGATTACGTTGGTTGGTGAAGCCAAGAAAGGTAAGTCACTCATTACGCTCATCATTTCAAATGCCGTACACAACCACGGCAAAGTTCCGTTGTACATTTCGTTTGAGATGAGCGCAGAGGAGCAATCGGCACGTTACGACGCAATAGTCGCTGGAATCTCACACACCAAGTTGATGCGTGGAGACCTTACGAACGCAGAGATTGAAAAGATACGAAAGTCAATCTCTCTTAGAAAGAACATGCACCCGTTTATTATTTCCGAGGACATCTCGTCACTCACGACTGTCAGCGCAATTGCAGGAAAACTCCAGCAACACAAACCAGACCTGCTGGTCGTTGACGGCGTTTATCTGATGGACGACGAGCAGGGCGAACCCAAAGGCTCTCCGCAGGCATTGACCAACATCACACGTTCGTTGAAGAGGTTGGCACAGCGTTACGACATTCCAATCATTGGAACCACGCAGGTGCTCAGTTGGAAACTTGGCAACCGCAAGAGTAGACAGATTACCGCCGACGCCATTGGCTACACGTCATCATTTGCACAGGACTCAGACTTAGTTATCGGCGTTGAATCGGACCCAGACATTGATGACCAAGCAATCCTGCGTGTCGTACTTGCTCGTACCGCACCAAAGGGAGAGGTCAGGATTAAATGGGATTGGAGCAACATGGACTTCTCAGAAGTGGAGGAAGGTCCCGATGATGACAATGACAACTGGTATTACTAATTTTCGTGACGTGCTTGACGCCCTTGGCGTGGATGTGCGTCGTGAGTCTGGAAACGAATTAATCGGTTGCTGCCCCGTGCACGAGAAGGCTACGGGGAAACCAGACAGGTCACCGTCGTGGTCAATGAACGCCACTACAGGACTGTGGTTATGCCATTCGTGCGGGTCACGTGGAAACCTTCCGCAGTTGATTGCAGAAATTACGGGCAGTTACGAGTCGGTGTCGTCCATCTATCACCTGCTCATGAACGCAGGAATGGAACAACTTACCAAGCCCAAAGTACAGAAGATTAAGTCGGACGTTGATTGGGAAACGTACATGTCGTTTGACAAGCCCCCGTATGACCAATTGGTCAAACGCAACCTCAAGGCAAGCGCAGCCGAAAAATATGGTATCCGATGGGATACATCCAAAAGAGCGTGGATTATTCCTATCATTTCCCCAACGGGAGACCTTCTTGGTTGGCAAGAGAAGTCATCATACGGGGTACTCAACCAACCAAACGGTGTAAAGAAGTCAGATACTTTGTTTGGTATTGACCGCTTTACCTCACGCACCGCAGTGCTTGTGGAGTCACCACTTGACGTAGTTCGTTTTGCATCCGCTTATTCGGGCTTTCAATGCCTTGCCAGTTTTGGGGTACAGGTTAGTAAAAAACAGATTGACATTCTTGAAAAGGCGTGCGACCTTCTCATTGTCGCTCTTGACAATGATGAGGCTGGTATTACCGTTGGTAACAAGTTGATGACTGCACTACCATCTTTTCGTAACGGTGTAAGATGGTTGTACTATAAACACACTAAAGCCAAAGACATTGGTGAGATGTCAGACGAAGAACTTGGAATTGCGGTAAAGACGGCAACTGTACTACCATGGTGGGTAAATGTTTAAGGGCGCTCTGTACCCGTTTCAAGAAGATGCACGGGAGAAAATGATTGACAGGGGCAAGATGCTCCTCGCCGTTGTCATGGGTGGCGGTAAAACCGTAATTACCATCAACTCTCTTGAAACCTTGTTTGACCAACAAGAAATCTCAAGGGCCATCATTGTTGTTCCAGCGGCTCTCAAATACCAATGGTTGCGAGAAATCAACAAGTTCACAAACTCACGAGCCGTAGTTATTGACGGCAATGCCAGAACAAGGGAAACGTTATGGAGGTCTGCTCTCCGTGCCAAGTACGTCATTGTGAATCCTGAAACCCTTGTTAACGACGTACACCTTTTTAACTCACTACGGTTTGAAGCCATGGTCATTGATGAAGCAACGATGATTAAATCTCCACGTGCCAAGCGTTCACGTTTGTTGAAAAAACTGGGAAAGAAATGCCAATACCGTTTTGCACTTACGGGTCAGCCCATTGAAAACAAACCAGAAGAACTGTTTTCCATCATGGAATTTGTTGACGCAAACGTGCTGGGCAAGTTTGACGTATTTGACAAAACGTTCATAGTACGTGACAAGTTTGGAAGGCCGACGAGGTATCGCAATCTGAACCTGTTAAACAAGTCAATGGAAAAAGCAATGGTTCGTAAAAACAGAAAAGATATTGAAGACCAACTTCCCAAAGTAATTTCAACAGTCATTCCCGTCCAGTTTGATGAAAAGGGAGCGCAGGCGTATACAAATATTGCAAATGACCTGTTGTCCCAAATAAAGAAAGCCGTTAACACTCATGGCAAAGGGTTTGATTTATGGGCGCATTATCACGGAAACGCCGCTGCCAACGAAGCGCAAGGACAAATAATGTCACGCCTCACCATTTTGAGAATGTTGTGTGACAACCCAATGCTCGTTGAGTTGTCAGCAAAACAATACACAGACAATGATGGTGATGGAGGCAGTAAATACGCCAAAGAAGTCATGGACATGCAATGGCTTACAAAACCGTTCAACACCCCAAAAATGGATGCTGTTATAGACTACATCACGGACATCCTGAACGAAGACCCCGACAACAAAGTAGTTTTATTTTCTTTCTTTAAAAACAATCTTAAGTTATTGGCAGAGCGCACAAAAAGCCTTACATCGTGCGTATTGTTTACGGGCGACATGGACGCATCAGAAAAAGACGCAGCCAAACAAAAGTTTACCACGGACCCAAATACCCGCTTGTTCCTGTCATCCGATGCTGGTGGATACGGCGTGGACTTACCACAAGCAAACTATCTGATTTCGTACGACCTGCCGTGGAGCGCAGGAAAATTGGACCAACGGGAGGCTCGCATTATTCGCCTATCCTCGCAACACCCCCATGTTACGATAGCATCCTTTGTTATGAAAGGGAGCATTGAGGAACGACAGTACGAGATGCTCCAGCAGAAACGAGGAATCAACGAAGCGTTCATTGACAAAGGTTATGACACGCAAGGTAGATTTGAGTTGACGTTAAGTTCACTAACAGAATTCCTACAACATTCGGAGGTATAAAATGTCAGAACAATTTGACGAGTCTTACTACACAAAAATGGTTGAAGAGTTTGTTTCTCAAAAGAAACTGCTCAGCCAATTGGAAGCACGGGTGGACAAACTCAAGAAAGAGTTGAGCACCGTCGTGGAACAGCATGGAACTCCTGACGACAGCGGGCACATTTGGCTCAACGTTGGTGGTCACGAACTTAAGCGTGAGCGTCGGGTAAGCAAGACGTTCAATGTCGGGACAGCAGAGGAATGGGCAAAAGAAAACGGACTGTGGGACGACGTTAAGGAAGTCGTTGAGCGTCTGAGCGAAGATAAACTGCTTGCCGTGGCGTGGAACGACAAGTCGCTCCTCCCTACCGTTCAAAGTTTTTACGTAGAGAAAGAGACATGGGCGTTCAAAGCGTGAAAGACCCGTTGGACTTCTTCAACAACCTTCCCGATTTTCCTGGAGGACGCACGCCCAAGAACAGGCAGAAAAAAGATACGGCAATTGCGGAAGACCGTTTCAACGGAGCAAAACCAAAGAAGTACGTAATCAATGGGCAAGAAGTGCACATGTTCACCATTGGACAACTTGCGATTGCCCTACGAAAAAGTCCCTCAACGCTCAGGGTATGGGAACACCGTGGTTGGCTACCCAAAGCCAAGTACAGGACTCCAAAACCTGTCAAGCAACAACTTCCAGAAAAACCTTCAAAAGGAAGGAGGCTCTACAGCGTTGAGCAGGTAGAGTTCTTGCTGGAAGCAATAGACCGTTTCAAGATACATGACATTCACAATGCAGATTGGAACGGTTTCAGAAAATACATCAAAGAGCAATGGCCCCACTAAACACACAAAGGAAAAAAGAACATGCCCCGTAATTACGACACAGATGAAATGACACCCAACACAGAACAGGACACTCCTGTCGCACCTGTAACTGAGCGCAAACTCTTGCGTGGCGGATGGCAGCAGGTGGACGCTTTGAAGAGCGCCGACTCCAACTACGCACAGCGTCTCAAGGTCAGCGAAGACGTACAGGTCATCAAGTTCATTGAGGACGAACCGTACGCCGCTTGGCACCAACACTGGGTTGAGCGTGACGGACAGAAGTCGTTTGTCTGCATCCGTGAACTTGAAGAGCGTGGATGCCCGATTTGTGAACTTGGAAATCGTCCATCACAGCGTGTTTCTTTCAACGTCGTATTGTTGTCGGTGGGTGCGTCCCCTGTCCTGCGTTCGTTGGAAATTGGACCCCGTGTTGTTGACCAACTTCGTAATCTGAACAAGGCTCCGCAAACTGGTCCGTTGACCAAGCACTACTGGGCAATCAGCCGTACGGGTAAGGGCGCAACGACGTCGTACAATTTGCAGGTCATCCGTGAGCGTGACATTGCCGAAGAGTGGAAGATTGAACCCATTTCGGAATCGTCGCTTATCAAGTTCAAGGAAGAGAAGTACGACTCATCCATCATCAAAGTTCCCACCTATGCGGAACTGTTGGCAATCGCTTCGGAAGACCTTGGTAACTAGCCGATGGGGAGTTCAATACCTCCCGTTGTCAGTACGCTCCAAGAATTAGACGAACTTATTAAAGTCGTTCGTGGGGTCGGGGCATTTGCCTTTGACGTGGAATCACAAGCCACGCTGGAGCATCACCCCGACCTCATGGAGCATTTGGAGAAGGACTTTCAAGAGCACGTTAAAGGGCTTAAGAACAAGAGTCCAGACATCCTTCAACGGGCGCACGACAACATCACAAACCAGTATTTAAAAGACATTGCCGTCAATCCCCTACGTAACGAGGTGTTCTGGATAGGCATTGCTACCAGTGGCAGGTCGTGGGCAATCCCCATGGGTCATCGCCTTGGGTCAGTGTTGGAAAAAGAAGAAGTTGGCGACGGCAGCACCGTGCCTCCTCCTGGCTTTCGTAAATTACTGAAGAACGGGCAGGAGTCAATGGCTAAGGCTCGTTACGTAAAACCAGCCGTGTACGGAGAACCACCTAAACAATTGTCACGTAGCGAAGTATTTGAACGCCTGCGTCCGTTGTTTTTTAGTGACCTTATCAAGGTGGGGCACAACGTAAAATTTGACGCTCGGTCAATCTCAAAGTATTACGGAGAAATACCACCTGGTCCATACGTAGACACGATGATTACCCAACACATTGTAAATGAAAACTTACTAAATTATGCACTAGAGACTCTGATTGAAACTAACTACGGTGGACACAAAGCCTACGAAAACGGCGGAAAGTTAGGAAAGACTGTTTCCAACACAGCCTTTGATTCAACGGCTTTGTACGTTCATCGTGATGCACGTTGGACATGGTTGCTCTACAAGAAATTGATTCAGAAAGTACGTGCCCATTCTGACCTGACCAAAGCGTTGGAATTGGACAGCCGTGTTTTGGAAGTCCTCATGCACATAGAAAACGAGGGCATCCCAGTTGACGCCAACAACCTTTCTGCACTAGGCAATGAGTTAGACAAAGAGATGCAGGACACTCTTAACTCCATTTTGTCCTACGCCCCCGTTGGGTTCAACCCCGACTCCAACAAGCACAAGCAAACGTTCCTGTTCTCCAAAAAGTCGGAGGGAGGCTTGGGATTAAAGCCATACAAAATGACTGGCAAAGGCGCACCATCGGTGGACGAAGAGTCCCTCAAGAGCCTGCAAAACAAGCATCCAGTCATTCCCATGCTTCTTACATGGGCGGAGTTGCAAAAGTTGAAGAGCACCTATGTGGACGGTCTTTTACCAAAATTACACAAGAGCAGGCTGCACCCATCGTTTCACCTGCATCGCACAGCCACTGGTCGCCTTTCTTCCTCCGACCCCAACCTTCAAAACATTCCAAGGACTTCAAACATTCGCAAACTGTTTGTAGCCAATGGAGACAACACGCTGTTGGTTGCCGACTATGACCAGATTGAACTTCGCATCATGGCTATGTTTAGCCAAGACAGCAGGCTTTTGCACACGTTTGCTAACGAGGAAGACATCCACACGGCAACAGCATCAGCCGTATTTAAGAAGAAGCCAGAAGACGTGACCTCCGAAGAACGTCAGATTGGAAAGGGTGTCAACTTCCTCACTGCGTATGGAGGCGGCTCAGTCAAACTTGCTCGTGTTACTGGCATCTCCGAAAAAGATGCACAGGAGATTCTAAGCAGTTACTACAGGACGTTCTCTGAACTCACGGATTGGAAACGACATCTCGTAGAAAAAGCCCGTAAGGACGGATATGTCAGCACGCTTTACGGTAGACGCCGCCGCCTTCCCGACCTTCGGTCAACGGACAAAGAACTGAGGGCACGTGCAGAACGGCAGGCTGTCAACGCCATTGTTCAAGGAACTGCGGCAGACCTTTGTAAACAAGCAATGATTGATGTTTACTACGCCATGAAAGATACAAGTGTAAAATTGGTAGTACAAGTGCATGACGAACTTGTGGCTACCGTAAAACAAAACGAAGCACCATCAATAATTACCCCGTTCTTAGAAGCAATGGGAGACGGTAAGGTTCTAGACAAGGTTCCCATCAAAGTTTCGTACCAGTTCGCAAAGAGTTGGGCGGAGGCAAAGGAATAGACATGGAAAATAGCATTGCAGACAAAAGATTGTTTTATTTAATGTTGTCAATTGCCCAAGGACAATCTTTTGCCAACTTCATGGGGTTTTCTACGCCGTCAAAAGACGTTGCTGATGCTGAGACTTTTGACATAGCCAGCAGGTGGGCGTTGTTTGTTAATCAAGGCATTGCCCATAACGCCGAAGAATCAGCCGCATGGGTGCTGGATTTGCTAGAAAAGAACGATAAACTAGGTACTCCAAAAGAAGAGTTGATTCCAATACTTACCGCCTACGGCATGTCTCTAATCAACAGGCTTTTGGAAAATGGCAACATTTCTATAGTAATTGACGAAGAAACCTTGAAGGATTGGATGGTTGAAGAAGACGATGAGTGACTGGTGGTCTAAAAAACTAAAAGGCGAAAAGCCTTCTCCACAACCAAGTTACCCAAATCCAGCAGCGTACAGCAATAGACCGCTACCAACACAACAACCAACGCCACAAGCGCCCGTTGAAAACATTGCACCAGACGCACAAATTGGCATGGGAACTGCCATACGCATCTGGAAAGGCGGGGAAGCAATGAAACGTGATGGTCACTTGTCTTGCCCAAGTTGCGGAAGTAAGAATGTATTTAGTCGTACTGGAAGAGGTGCAAACAGTATGATTCACGGAGCAGCACCAGCGCCACATTGTTTTGAATGTGGTTGGAATGGTTTGTATGAGCAAGCATCACAGGTAAACTGGGTCGTCTAAGGAGCACAACATGAGAGACTATGAGTCATTGGAATCAATCGTTGCCGCCATCTCAAAGAAGTATGGCGATGATGTTTTAATCAAAGGTTCTGAAATAAAAGAGGACGTCCCACGCATCACCACTGGCATCTTGGCTTTTGACTTGATGCTTGGTGGTGGTTGGCCCTTGAACCAATGGTCGGAAATCATCGGAGAAGAGTCATCGGGAAAGACTGCGTTGGCATACAAAACCATCGCCGCCAATCAGAAAATCAACCCTGACTTCACGGCACTGTGGATTGCGGCAGAGACGTACGTTCCGCAGTACGCACGAGCAATCGGCGTAGACACTGACCGCCTGTGGGTAGTTGAGACGAACGTAATGGAACAGGTGTATGACCTCATCATCAAAGCACTTGACAACCGTGCAGTTGACATGATTGTCATTGACTCATTGCCTTCGCTTGTTCCTGGGGACGAGGCAGAGAAAATGATGGAAGACTTCACCGTTGGCTTGGGTGCTCGTTTGACGGGCAAGTTCTTTCGCAAGTCCTCCAAGGCTCAACGTCGCTCACTCATTAATGAAGACAGAGCCTGCACTGGTTTGGTCATCAACCAGTGGCGTGAAAAGATTGGCGTAATGTGGGGAGACAACCGCACCACCCCAGGTGGGAAGGCAAAGAACTTCCATTATTTCAGTCGTGTTGAGGTAAAACGTGACGAGTGGATTAAAGAAAAAGACGAAGCCATTGGACAGACCATCAAGGCTCGTACCATCAAGAACAAGACATACCGTCCACAACAAACGGCAGTAGTTGACTTCTACTTCACGAGCACAGGAGGCTTCCGCCTTGGAGAGTTTGACACTGTTAAGGACGTGGTGAACATCGGAATCGCCGTGGGAATCATCACACGGTCTGGTCCTTATTATTCATTTGGTCAACAAAAATGGCAGGGGAAAGATGCACTTACCGCAGCCGTTCGTGAGGACATTGAGTTACAACGTGAGTTGAAGAACCAAGCATTCGGCTACTTTAATTTGACAGTACCCGCCTGATGCTGTTTGGAAGTGACGGAGAACAAAAGCGGAGACTCAAGAAGTCACGCAAACAAGAGAAGCAGACTGCTGACCGTTACAAAGGCAGCAGGAACGCAGGCTCTGGGGCTGGATGGTTGCGAAAGAATGACGTCCGAACCAACAATCTTTTGATTGAGAACAAGTTCACCGACAACGTTAAACAGTATTCCATCAAAGTAAAAGACATGAGCGAACTACGTAAACAGGCGTTGATGGAGGACAGGATACCCGTGCTGCAAGTTGAGATAGGCGGAGTACGCTTTATCACGATGTATGAAGACGATTTCATGGAGTACTTCAATGGCTGAGTTGAGCAAAGCCGACCTTGACAGCATCAAGACTGGTATGAGGGTGAAGGGTCGTCTCATACCTGTGGTATCTGCCCAAGCAGCGGTGGAGAACAATCAACAAACGGAAAAACGTGACACCAAGTATTTGCATCCCAGCGAAATATGTAAACGAGATTGGTGTCCACGGTCTTCCATGTACAAGATACTTGGCAATGATGAAGCCAAAGAAAGACAACATGTCTTTACCACGTTGAACATCTTTGCCACGGGTCACTTGATTCACAGTAAATGGCAAGGGTGGCTTGAACGTGCTGGAGTAATGAAGCAAACTGAACTTCCAATCTTTGACGAAGAGCACCACATCATGGGAACCGCTGACGGACTCATTGAGGACGTAAACGGCAAAGCCATTCTTGAAATCAAGAGCGTGGGAACGGGTACGGTTCGTTATGAAAACGTTGAGTTGTACAAAGAGTATGAATCAAAAAAGATAACGGACAACGAACTGTTCAAACGAATACGACAACCGTTTATCACACATCTTCGCCAACTAAACCTGTACATGTACGTAACAGGGATTCATCAGGGAATTATCTTGTATGAATGGAAGGCGACACAGGACTGCAAGGAGTTTGAGGTCAAGTATCAACCTGCCCTTATCCAACATATCCTTGCGGCAGCAGCGTTGGTTAAACAACACCTACAAAACGGCACGTTGATTGACCGACCTCACTGGGCAGAAAAAGACCACAAAACATGTAAACAGTGTCCATACAAGGACGTATGCTGGAGGAATGATGTTCACGGAGACAACACAGGAAACAAATCAAGCGATGCAGAACTTCCTGGAGAAGTTCAATCTTCCTGATAGGCCACACGGAGCCGTGCCCGACATACCCAAGAACCTTGATGAGTTGTCGGATGCAGACCTAATGAACACGTATTCTGAATTCATGGCATGGCTGTCATACGCAAAGACCGAACTCGTTGTAGCAGAAATTGACGAAGAACGTTGTGCAAACAACCTGCGTCTAATGGAAGCACAAACGCTTATCGGACAATGGAGTGGGGAAAAAGGAGACACAGTGACCTTGGCAAAGGCACGACGTGACACTGACCCACAAGTCTTGGAGACGCAGGACAAGCATTTGGGAGCACGGGCGTACCGCAAACTGGTAGAATCTGTGTTTGAACGATGTGAACGTGGTACTCAAATCCTTTCACGGGAATTGAGTCGTCGCATTAGTACAGCCCCCCAAGACCGACGACTGCACCGATACCAACCATGATTAAAGTAAAATGCTTAAAGTGCGACACGGTGGTGGAGCACAACCCACGTCAGATATCAGGATGTGGTTGCGACCCAGATGCGCCTACATGGGTGTACATTGAAACAGATGGACGCATTAGAGGCTTTAGCCAAGCCGAGTGGGAAAAGATTGATGGGTAACAAGCACAAAGCCAAGGGCACAGCATTTGAAACACTGATAAAGGATTACCTCATCTCCAAAGGCTTCCCAGACGCACGGAGAGCCGTTCTCGCAGGGGAAAACGATACGGGTGATATCCACGGCATACAACAGCGCACAACGCTTCGTAATGCGTGTTTACAATGTAAGAACCAAAAGAAGTGGGATTTGAGCGGATGGCTAGACGCTACAATTGAACAAGCCAAACGGCTGAAGAACGCACTTCCTGTGCTCATTGTAAAACGCCCAGGCAAGGGCGCAAAAGCAGTCGGTGAGTCGTATGTTGTGATGAGGTTAGATGATTTTGTAGAACTGCTGGATGACGCACAATACAAGTAACCTGTATAAGTCACAATTTGACCTATCAGGAGTATTATGTCTCAAGAATTAAATGCCAACGTAGATGAGTTCCTCAAAGTTTCTGGAAGCAGCAATCCGCAAGCGGTTGGCTCCATCCTCGCCCGTTCTGTAGTTGCAGGGCAGTATCCAAAGGTCAGAGCAATCGGCGCAAGCGCCGTGAACCAAGCAGTCAAGGCATGTGCTATTGCACGTGGTTTTGTTGCCCCACGTGGTATTGACCTTCTTTACATTATTGGTTTTGATGATATTATTGGAGAGAACGGAGAAAGTATTTCTGCTATCTCCATTAAACCCGTTGTGAGGTAATCATGGGAACTGACCATCGTGGGCGACCACTAAATAACAATACTCCAGCAAAACGGAACGTAGACCGTCTTAAAGGGCTTTCGCTTGAAGACAAAGAAAAATACGGAAGACTCAAGGCGGCGTATCCCAATCTGAGTCATAATGCCATTTTAACCGCTATGGACCAACTCTACAAAACGGAACGTTATGAAAGTGCTGAAAGAATTATGGGTGGCGACTATGAACATGAAATGGATGAAGACCGACGAATGGAACTTGGAGCACCGTACGCAGAAGGCGGGTACGAAGACGCAGCACGTCAAGAGCGACGTGGAATGATGGAGTAATTATGGCAACACATGACCGAGCAGGCAACGCATACGGGTCTCCTGCTAAAGCAAAAACCAATGCAGAACGTGCAGGACGTATACCAACCCAAGAAGAGACCGACCAGCACACCATTGCTCATGCCGATGGTTTTGTAGGACCCCGTGTTAGTGAATCGTGGGGAAGTAATCCAGGCCGTCCTGAAATAGTAACGTATACGACCAAATCTGGTTGGGGCGATGGTCATGAAACACGCATGCAAGAAGACCCAGCAATAGACTACATGCCAAAAGCAACACAGAGTAATGCTGGAAGTAGGGGAACTGCTGCACGTATGGCACACCTTGACAACGCTGGTGTTGGTATCAAACGAAACGCTACACGAATGTACCAACATAAAGGAACTGGAAGCATTATTGAAAGCAGAGACAGCATTGGTGGTGGAACGCAGACAAATGAATTTGGAACTACTGCCTCTGGAAAATCATTGAGTGTTGATAAAGACAGTTCACTCAGCGGTGTTGCTCATAAGAGAGGGGCGCCTAACGACCCACAAAACAAACCTGACGAGTGGACCGATGTCAGCGACGTAGTTCGTGGAACGAGTACATACAAGGAAAACAAGGTAAACTGACGATGGCGTCAATGTCCGAAGGACGACGCAAACCATCGTCCCGTAACAAGTCTCGCTATTACAGGAAGCGTGGGCAAGTTCGCCCTGTTTCTCCGTTTGGCGGTGGTGCGGGCGGAATGATGATGAGTCAAGGGCTTACACAAGGACGCTGACATGGCTAAACAATCATTTACTTCGTGGAACAGTCCATCAGAGCCGCCTGGTGCTGGCACGGCAGTAACGTTCGGACCATCTCCAGTTTTTCGCAACGCCAAAGACCAGGCTTTGTCTGGTTACCGAGCAAGTCCAGACGCACAGTATCCAGATGGGTACCTTGGCACGATGTCGTCCAACCGACGACAGGACAAGGTTCTTGGAACACTGAGCCGAATGAACGCACGCCAATACTCACGTGGCGTTCACAAAGGTGAGCGAATCAATGCTGGTGACTACATGTGGCCTGACGAATTCAACAAATGGACTGCTCTCAATATCCAAGCGCAGGGAATGAAGTATGCCCCTCCTGGGGCTGAGCCAGTCCGTTTGATGCGTGATGGCAACTACGTTCCACGTGGTCTTGGTCGCAACAACGAGAACCAACAACAAGAAGTTAACCCAGAACGTCGGGCACGTATGAAAGTACTTGCTCCTGCTTGGCGCTAATTGGGGGAGAATAGAGCATGCCTAAAAAAACACGTCGCCCAAAGTCTTATATGGACCACATCATTGACTTTGATGAGGGAAACGTGACGGAAGAGAACGTGCACGATGTGGCACAAGCCATTCGTGAAACTGGGCTACACCGTTCTGCTGGTCGCTATGGTCGTTTTTTAGATTGGTACGACAGCGAATACGAAGGTGGTGCAAATGCCTAGAGGTAGGAATTCCGAGAACGACCCTCGCCGTCGCCCAAAAATCATTGACCTCAATCATTTTAGGGAAACTGGTCAAGTAAAGGACGTCCGTGAAGTCAACCTTCAAGAAAGGTCGGATGCCGTTGCAAAGGGAAACGCACGCATAAAGCATCCAACTAACAGGTCTCGTGAAATCTACGATTACGTGGAAGAGGAAAAGAAAGCAACGAAACGGGAGAACAGAGTTTCTGAAGACACAGACCCGACTCCTTATAAGGGAATCCCTCGTCCCAAAGCCGCCAAAAACTATTCAGAAGAACGTGACTTCATTGACCGCAACCCCGCCAATAAAACCATGATGGAGAAGATGTGGGACAAAACCCTTGGAAAAATCATAGACAAAGACATTGATGACAAATGACAGACCCAGTAGTACCTCCAGCAGAGTCACGGGCGCAACGCCGTGCTCGTTTGCTTAGGGAAACACGTCGTGCTGAGCAGTCAATCAACAGTGCATTAATTAATTACGGAGAACTTGAACAAGAAGAAAATCGTCGCCGTGTAAATGCGGAGATTGAAAAGTCTTTTCCTGGGGTAACCGAGGACGAGCAGAGTCCTGCGGGCATGTATATGCCAGACCCCAAGTATTATCCACGTGACTTCGCCGTGCGTGCTGAGAATAGTTACAGTGAAACGCACCAACCAATGCGACGAAGGCTGCACAAAGACGTACACAGTACAACGGATTTCACAAGCACAGACCCCACTCTTGGTGGAGAGGTTGCTCCGTGGACAAAAGCAGAAGAAGAAGCCTATCTTGATGCTGCTACCAGAGCAGCAAACACCGACATTGTTGGAACTGGAAAATGGGCAGAATCACTGACACCAGATGAAGTTGAAGAACAGTCTGGGTATGCCCCGTTTGAATACAGTCAGGCAGGACGGACGTCAGACGAAGTTGAAACCTCCCTTGACCGAGGTCGTGTAGAAGACGTACCGCTAAGTGACCAAGAATTATGGATGCGTGGGGAACTTCAGCCACGTAGAAGTGCGGCTTATTACACAGTTCCCACCACACGTGACGTACGTGAAGGTCGTGATGACAGGATTCAACTGTTCCAGGGAAACGTACTCCCAGTTGTTGAAGAAAGTCAAAACGCCCCGCACGAAATTGACCTACGAAATGTCAAAGATTGGGCAGAAAAGCACCGTAAAGAAGTTAGTGAAACGGGAGTAGATGACACCGAGTGGAAAGAACGTTTTGCTAAATTGAAAGAAGACGTTGTAAATACCGTAGTTCCCATTAACCCGCAGAGTGTTAACAGTCCAGCCCATCACAGTTTAGCAAAAACACGGGTAGAAGAAAACACACGAAGACACTTAAAAAACTTAGACCGTACATGGATTAACTCAGTTACAAGACGAGACGAATCTTCTAACGTCATACCTCCCAGCGGTTCACGACAGCAAGGTCGTCGCACACGTAGAACCGATGGTCCACGACGTCGCAACATTGAAGGAGTTGCTCAGTCATTTGTAAACAGGGATGACGTGATTAGAGGAGCGGCTACTCCTAGGGATAGTATGAGCCATTTTGGAGACCACAGTGCAATGGGCAGTGTTGGTTGGCTAGACACGAGCAGACTTGCTCCTGAGCACCAGCCAGACAGCAGCGACAGAAACGTTGTATATTCTTACAATACTCCGATTGCGTGGAGGCAGCACGACGACACTATTGTCGTCCCCACCCAAAGGCACAGCAAGACAACGAACAGGCATCGGGCAGCGGTTACCCGTGCCCTTTCTGATTCTGGATATCACTCTCCCCAACAAATTGCAGACAACATGTTGAGGGCTGCATACCAACAGGACCGCCACAAACAGACGGCGGGAAGCCCCGTTGGGTTCAAACATTATTTCCCAGAACACGGTGCTCATGAGTTCGTCAGGTCCAGGGAGACTGCTCAGCAAATGGGCGCTTCCATTGCCGACGCCCATTACGAAACGGTCAGGCAGAAACAACGTGCAAACGCAGCCGCTTCAGCAAGGCGTCCTCGTAACAGTCGTAAGCCATTCACACGAAGGCAACAATTGCGGCTAGAAGATGCTGGTCAGTTGAGGCTTCCATTTGAGGGTCCAATGCCAGATGGAAACTTAACGTGGTCAAATAGTGGGGATTATAGGAGAGAAACGTATGGTGAACGAAACAGGCAAATCATGCAATATCCAATAACAATGGGTTATTCTCCCCAAGCAAGACCGAACGTTGAGGACTAACAATGGCTAAACCTTGGGCTTCCCGTCAAGAGATGTTGGTTGACCTTGCGTTGGAATCGGCTATCTCCGACCCCGACACCATCCGTCAAATTCGCCCCGTTGTTCCGCAGCAACTTATGCCAGAGCGTTATGGATTTGCCAAGCGTGAATCGGGTATAATGGATGTGTTATCATTACAACGTTACACACCGACGTATCGTTCCTGGGTCTCAGGGGCGCCCGTCATGTTCCGTAACGGTTTGGTAGACGACACGTTCCAGGGTTCTAGTAGATATTCAATGCAAAGTTTGTGGGTATAAATGCCAATTAATCCATTTCAACAGTACCAAGAGGCTGGATTTGCTGGAGTAAACCTCCGAGCACAGCAACGTGGAACTAACCAAATGGGCGCTGGAAGTTTGTCTGGTCAAGGTCATCGTTCACAAGCAAACATGCAAGGACCAACTTACGGAGAACTAAAACCAACACCCCAAGCGAAAGGTGCAATGCCCATGGGTAAAGCAGATATTGGAAGACCCGATTATGGTCGTGGAGCGCCAGAGGCTCCCGCACGAGAAGGACGCCGAACCGCATTTGGCGGTATGGGCGCAGGTGCAACCAAAGGTGGCGGCAGTGGAATGACTGCTGGTGGTGACATTAAGTTTGATTTGAGCATTGGTAAGACGCAGACTGGTGATATCAAGGGTTCAGTCGGCTCACTTGGCATGGGTGCTACAACAAAAGATAGCATGGTCGGCAGCAAGATTGACCAATCTCAAAAGTACGCTCCGACCTTTGCTGGCGGTAAGGCTGGTTCTTCTCGTGGCGGCGATGGCGGCGCAGGGAAGGGTGGCACAAGTGGCGCAGGTCGTGGAGGGGCAGGCGGTAACGCTGCTCGTGGAGGAGACGTTGGAGACTCAATGGCTGATTTCAGCGGAGTAAAGTTTGGTAATCCAACCGCCCAAGTTGGTCGTAACAAATTCACTGGTCGTGACGACATGAGCGACAACCGAAAGACAACTACGGTTAAGACAACTACCGATGCTCGCAAAATGCCTCCTGCAAAAGAAGGTCCTGCAAGCAAGAAGCCAGACCCCAAGAAACCCGCAACAGAACCCGCAAAGCCTGTTGCAAAACCTGCTGAGAAACCCGCTGGTAAATCGCCCGCTGAAAAGCCTGCTGGCAAGTCGCCTACTCCTAGCAAGCCAGCAGAAAAGAAGCCAGCCAAGAAAACCAAGGCGGCTACCGAGGCAAAGGTCAAAGAGACCGAGGAACGCAGCGCCGTCAAGGACAAGGCTAAGAGCGACCTTGAATCAGCAACCAAAAAGACTCCGCCCTCCGCTGTTGCTAAAGGCAAGGTAACCAAGAAAAAGACCGCAGGCAAAGTAACCAAGGAAGAGGAAGAATAATGGCTGTTAATGAATCACGTTCAATGAACCGAGACCTCATCATGGGGGCAACCGATGGTAAGTTCAAGACCATCGTTCCTAACCGTGGTGGAGAGGTTGAAATGACCAGCGTTACCATGCGTGGTCATGAGTTGCAGATGCAATACAACATCGTGGAGCGTTCGGAACTTGCCGACCTTCCTACGGCTGAGTACGGTAGGCGATAATGCCGTACACGCATCGTGGAGAACCCGTTGCAGGTAACAGGACGGACAATCGTCGTTTGATGAAGGAAGCCGTTGACCGTATCCGTACGTTTACTGGATTGGGCGCAGTGGCTGGCCCTTCGCAGAACCGACGTCGCAAAAACATGCCCCCATTCAACTAAGGAGTAACTATGGCACGAGGTAACGACGAATCCAATAACCCACGCAGGCGCCCTCAGCGTCCCCAGACGGACGAAGAGAAGATGGCTATTGTCAAACAAGTGTTCCCCAACGCCAGGGAAGTAAACACTGATTACAAAAAGGCTGATTCGTATGTGCCAACTCCTGAAGATGAAGCAGAGGCATTACGAATGGAGCAGGAAGGCAGCGCTGAGTACAGCGACATGGCAGACTCCTACTACCGCACAGCGGAATCCGACGCCGAGAAAGAGGCTTTTGGAGACGACTACAACGCCTACAAAGCGCATAAGGCTGGAGATTTGTATTAACAATCATGGCAAAAGGTAACGACGAATCGTTTAATCCCAAAAGGAAACCAGTTCGCCCACCTGACGGTTACTCCAATGCGTTTCCAAACGGCGTTCCAGCAGAGTCGGGTCCAGAACCAAAGAGTCAAGAAGACCTTGACGCATTGTTTGACCGACTTGATAAGTTGGCAGGCTACGGTAAAGTAAAAAAGAAATACGGATATCCACAAAAGCCAATTGATGACTGGGGTCTAGATTGGCCTGAAGACTGAAAGGTTAGAACATGGCTAAAAAGAAACAAGTATGGGACAAGAAGAACCCAAAAAAGAAGTCGGAAAAACTTGACCCGTCTGAAAAGGCTGAGGCAAAGGCTCGTGCCAAAAAAGCAGGTCGCCCCTACCCCAACCTCGTGGACAACATGGCTGTTGCCAAAAAGAAGAAGTAATGGCAAAGAAACTCACAGCGGCTGAAAAGTATGCCCAACTAAAAGGGCAGACCGAGGATGCTGGTATGACCGTGAAAGAAAAGAACCGCAAAATTGTGGTCAAAAAGAAAAAGAAGAAGTAATGGCACGTGGAAAAGACGAACGCCACAATGAAAGTCGGAGACCCAAACGTGAGATGCGTCTTATTCCAGGAATGGGTTTTGACACATGGCCTCATTACACCCACAAAGATGTGTTAATTTCTCCAGACGTTCGTCCGAAAATGAGAACTAATATGGGCAGCAAAAGGCGACATACGGCTGGTCCCCTCCACGTTGTTGGGTATGATGTAACTCTTGAGTTTGATGAACAACCAAAGACAGTGGATAGTTACAGAACTTTTCCATTTAAATCAGCAATTCAAGCAGCACGTTACATTGATGACCATTTTAATGTAGGGGCCACGGCAAACGAAGGTAAGTTACTTACAAAGAGAGAACATGTTGGAAGGATTAACATAAGATAATGGCTAAGAAATCAGCAGCGTGGCAGCGCAAAGAAGGCAAGAACGAAAAGGGCGGTCTCAACGAAAAGGGACGCAAGTCCTACGAACGTGAGAACCCTGGCTCTGACCTCAAGCCGCCTGTGAAGAAAAAAGAAGCCGCCAAATCGGAGAAGTCTGCTGCCCGTCGCAAGTCATTCTGTGCCCGAATGGAAGGCATGAAGAAGAAGAACACGTCAGCCAAAACTGCACGTGACCCTAACAGCCGCATTAATAAGTCTCTGCGAGCCTGGGATTGCTAATACCGTGGCTAAAAAGAAAAGTAAAATGGAAAAGCGAAGTTCGCAAGCGGCAAAAACTCGCCGTAAACGAAACAAGAAACACATGGATGGGCTGATAGCAAAGCAAGAAGCAAAGGCTGAAGGCGACATTCTTGCCGAACATGGCATGACCACTGAGCAGCAGCATGGTGCTATGATGCGAGCGGCTGCTGTTCCCGTTTCTGACTTTGAGGGAGAGTATCAAGGTCCAGGAACCTACGATTCACCTGGAGCACGTTTGTTACAAAGAATAACATGGGAGGCTCGTATGCGTAAAGCAACAGGTATCCCCAAACTTGGCGACCAGTTTTCTGGCGAAGGAGAATCTAATGAGTGATTGGGGAACCCAAGAACCAGAACAGCCATTGACACGTGGTCAACGTTTTCGTGACTCTATTGCACGAGCACTAATCCGACCAGGGTCGGCGGCAACAGGAGAGCAGGTTTTTCGCCTTCAGCAAGCACAAGGTGATTCATACGAAAAAGTTGGATTTAGTGAAGCAGTAGACAGGGACGTTACGTCTCTCAACCGTCAAAAAAGATGGACAGATGAAACGCTAAAACGCATAGAGACGTTGCACTCAAATGCTGACACTTTAAAAGAAATAGAAGACAAAGGAATGTATCAATATCCAGATACCTTTGAACGACAAGAACAAATAAGGATAAATAAATCAAAACGAAGTTCGTCTTTTTACAACAGTCATCCTGACGTTGTGGATTCCTTACAAGAGTCACAAAGGCTTAAAAGAGGGGCTGAAGCATTAGAAAGACAAGTACTTGCGGGAGAAATTCCGTCCTTTGGCTATCCACGTGCAACGAGCCGACACATCACGCTTGCAGCCCTGCTGGGAAAGCGCTCTGTTGACAAGGCTCTTGAGGAACGTAAGGTTTTCTCATCGTCGGACAAAGACGTAAAAGGCGATGGAAAAGTTTATTACAACGACGGAAATGAGTATCAAGGAGAATACACAAGAAACTCTGTTGCTGTTGGGAAGGCTTTACATAAACGAAAAACAAGGAATTTGTCACGAGTTGACAGACTAAAAGAGCGAATTGCACCTTACCGTGTTGGTGTCTACGAGGAGCATGATGCTTACGGCGGCTCAGCAGAGGGAGGCTGGTGGTACGACGAGGGCGAATTGGTGCATGAAAGCCGACCATTTATGACTAGACGTGGTGCACTGAAAGAAGAGAAACGCCTTGAACAGCAGTATCCAAAGAAACGGCGTAGTATTTTGAACGCTCGTGCAGACGACGTTTTTCAAGCAGACTTAGACGACGGAGTATTTGAACCACTTGAATACACCGATAATACCGCAGAAGCCTTTGGCATGCCATCAAGGTTTATGCAGGTCCCAGAAGACGATGATTACGACTATAGCCACTTTGGAGTACCGTCTCAAGATTACCGAGTATATGTAACACGTGGAAAGCCCGTAGAAATGTATCCAAACGAAAAACCGCAATACTCGTGAAACTTTAAGACTTCTTTGAGTCGTGTACACTATAATGTAATCATGCCTCATGGACACAACGAACAAAACAACAGCCGTCGTCGTCCACAAAGACCCCGTGTTGGAGCAGTATACGAATGGCGCCCCGAAGGATTGGACAAGGAAAAGTCCAAACTAAACATTGAACCAGGGTCATTGGTGAGGGTTGCCAAAGGCTCTCAATTTGGCGCCATGCGCTTACCTTCCCCGTTTACCTACGTAGAAGACCCTAAAGACGGTAAATTTCTAGGATTGGCGTTAGACAATAGTCTGAAGCCAAGAATGAAAAAATAACTGTAACCTGATATACCACGTTTGGAGAACAACATGTCTGACCAACCTAATCGTCTGCTCGTTTGTTGGCGTGTCGTCGGTAATAAAAAAACCGATGGCGTTATTTATAAACTACGCCCGTACGACGGACCTCCTGAATACGACATGGAATTGCTGGACGTGCTGGAACGCCATAAGGCTCGTAATCAGGATTACGACAATTGGCGTGCTCTCATCTTCCGCACGGACAAGGATACCGCCGACAAGTTGGATGCTGAAACGGCAATTAAGAATGAGTTGAAGAACCACGACATTATCATCAAGGACTTCCGTGATGAACTGAAAGTGGATGCCCTCAACTGCTTCAACAGGCATAACCGTCCTACCACTGGCTGCATTGATTGGTGCGACGAATCCAAGACCATTGGTCGCAAAATCGGAGTCCCCAAGGACAAGCGTCAGTACCTGTGTATGTACTGCCCAGCAGCCGCTTGGTACACCCATAAAGAACGCAAGATGTTGGGACTGTACGACAAGTGATTGTCGTTACCTTTGACGTCATTGCCAACAGGTCTTCTGAGATTGGCTCTAGTCAACCGAACAGCCACGGGCGCAAACTGTGGAACATGTTGTTCCCTACGTACAACGGACGCATATGCCTACTCGTGGACGGTGTTGACAAGCATCATCACGAACTGGTCATGCAGTGGTTGAAAAAAGAGGGATTCAAACCAGGTTCAATTGACTTCCACTGGGAGACTGGCCCAGACAACAGGCTTGACCGAGTGAGGGCAATACACGCTGCACACACCCGCATTGACTGGTACGTTGACACCGACCCCAAAACAGTTGCCAAAGTAATAAAAGAGGGCATTCCCACCCTTTTGGTAACCGTTCCTCATGTAGTACGCCCAGAATGGGACCAACCACGTACAATTGTGGGATGGGACGAAATCACAAAAGAGATAGAAACGCAAGCACTCAAAAACGCAGAAAGGACGTGGCGAGAAACATGAGACAAGATGAATGGATTGAAATTGGAGTCAAGATGGGTTGGTGTTCACCGCCTGTCTGCGACCCACACGACGGCATGCCTATGAGCCAAGAAGAAGCCGAACAGTACGAAGAAGGACAGGACCCCTGCATTCATCTCCTTCGCCTTTACCACAGCGACGAACACCGTAAGGAAGTAGAAGCGTTCTCATCGCAAGCCGTGTGGCGCAAAGCAGGCTGGGAGTGAAGATTTACTTTGGCGGAGCAGAAAAAGGCATGTACGCCTCAATGCTGTTATCAGCCGAAGTACGTCGTATTGGTCTTAATTTGACCCATTTGGCTATTCCAAAAAAGAAACAATTAGACCTACGCACGAAATACGAAAATAGTGAGTTATTGATTTACACGTCAGAGGCAGACGAAGACGTGTCTCGTTACGATGCTTTTTTACGGTCTTATGTTGATGATTTAACTCTGGTCATTGGTCGCCCAGATTACGACGGAACATGGTTGGGCGAAAAGTACGTACCAATTTGGAACGACGCCGACGACCTTGAACGTCTTAATTGGATTTGCCAAAGGCACGGCAGAGTAGCCATCAGTGACAAGGCATTGACTAAACACCATCACAATAGGCTAAATGCCATTGCCATGCGGTGGAACGCCGAAATGGTCGGGTTGACCTCAAAACCAGACAACATTGAAAACTACAAATGGGATGCCGTATTGGTCAACTCCTGGACAAGCGCTGTGCGTTACGGAGAGACGCAGGTCTGGACGGGACATGGGTTACGACGTTACCCCGCCCAACAAAAAGACTCTGCCCGTAAACGGCATAGGTCGGACATTGAGCGCTTGGGTATTCCGTTTGAAAGCGTCATGGCTGACGAGGTTGATGCGGTCAGCAAGTTGGCAATCACATCGTGGAAACGTTACGAAGAACACATTTTTGGGGGCTATGACACCATGACATCAAGCAATCAAGGCGACTCCGACGACACTGAAAGTGGTGACATAATTATTACACCCCCCCATGGTGGTAGTTTAGCAAATGTGGAAAACAGGGGTACAGGTATTGTTATCCCCCCTCCCGAAAAGCGGAACGAAAATGAGCGTTTATTATTACCCGTCATGGGGGTGGAAACCATTACCTCAATGGGTTCTCAAACCATTGATGAACATGGGGAATCTATTGAAATTGCACCTGAACAAACCAACATAATTCGCTACACGGGAGCACTTTTACGGCAGTGCGATAATTGTTATCTGGCCTCAAAATGTCCCGCATTTAAGGAACATACAGAATGTGCGTTTAAACTGCCTGTGGAGATACGAACTAGAGACCAACTACAGGCAGCCCTTAGAGCCATGATTGAGATGCAAGTGAGCCGTGTTATGTTTGCCCGCTTTGCCGAAGAGATGGAGGGACAAGGACTTGATTCCTCTTTGTCATCTGAAATGGACAGGGCTTTTGAAATGATTGAGAAATTCAAGAGCATCAACGACACCCGTGACCTTGTACGCTTTGAGGTTGAAGCCCGTGGTTCAAGCGGCGTGTTGTCTAGACTGTTCGGACAGCGAGCCGCCGACCAAGCCAATGCCCTACCACATGGTGGACTAGGACCAGCGGCAACGGACTCGTTTTATCAGGAAGTGATAGACATTGAAGAGGAGCAATGAAAGCCCTACCGTATACTTACAAATGCCCTAAATGTAAAAAAACCGTATCAGTACTCAGCAATAAATACCCTCCCATTTGTACGAATAAAGACGTACACTCAACCGCTGCCGTAAACATGGAGTTACAAAATGTACGAACAAAAGAAAATCACTGACGTCGGGATTGACATGGACGGCGTGGTGTACCCGTTTATGAACGCTTTTAAAAAGTATTGCAAAGACGTACTTGAAAAGACAAACTTTCCCGAACCAACCCATTGGGATTTTTACGAGGATTGGGGAATCAACAAACGAGAGTTTGACGTGATGCTCAATTCAGCCCCTGTTACCCACCGACTCTTTGCTTCAGAATCTCCCATGAAAGGGGTTTGTGCAGGATGGGAACTACTGAGGTCTATGGGCGTCAAAATGCACGTCATTACTGCCCGTCCCACCACGGCATGGGCACAGACCGCAGAGTGGCTTCACGACCATGACCTCATTCCCGACCATTTACACTTTACTCACGATAAAACAATCCTTGCCCACGTCGCCAAAGAACATTCAGCAATGATTGACGACCACTATTTGTACTACATGCAGTTGGATAACGCTGGCGTATTTTCCGTGCTGCACGACCATCCCTGGAACCGTCAATACAGCGTGCCGTTTCGTGCCAATTCGCTGGTAGACTTCGCTAGGCTAGTAGACAAGGTAAACAAAAGGGAGATTCCATGGCATCCAACGAACGCAAACAAGTACTACTTGATGCAGCAAGCCTGATTGTCGGAGACCGTAACGAAGATTACGGAGACCCACATGACGATTTTGGATTGACGGCTGATTTGTGGCAGTCGTATTTGACTCGCATTACCGAGCGCAAAAAAGGATTCATCATTGAACCGCACGACGTTGCTGTAATGATGGCGTTGTTAAAAGTAAGTCGTTTGTCTTGGACTCCAGACAAGCGTGACCATTGGGTAGATATTGCTGGCTACATTGGTTGCGGCTGGGACTGTGTAACACGTGACTTTCCCGTCGTGTCAATAGACGAGTCAGACGATAATGAAACACTTGTTTGACCGTCTTGGTCGCCCTTCCGTTGCCAAAAGCGTGTTGCTATCAGAAGTAGAACGTATGAGCAAAGCACTCAGTGGTATTGCTCCGTTGTTGATGAACGATTCCGTTAATTTGGATAACATTTCAAAGCATACAAATTTGTCTTTGACTGAACTTCGCTATGACGGATGGGAAGCATTGTTCAACTACATCAGGACACTGGAAGAAACAGTAAAGAAAGCAGAAGCAGAATTAGAAGTACAAACTCAGAAAATGCGTGACTTGGTAATTTTTGTAGAAGAGACGTCGCAAAAGGTGGTAAAACTTTATCGTGAGGGCACTCTCCGAAACGCAAATGACTGATGACGTGGAGAGACGAAGCCCTGTGCAAGGGCAAGCACATTGACTTGTGGTATCCGCCGTTAGAAGCGGATAATCAAGACGAGTATTACGCTGTTGCTCGTGAAGTATGTCATGCGTGCCCAGTGTGGAGGAAATGTTTGAAGGACGGGCTGAATGAACAATGGGGAATGTGGGGAGGACTCACTCCGTTAGAAAGAAGCGCATTTAGCAAGAAGCCTAAAAAGACGGCGTTGAAACCGCACGGCACTGTTACAAGATATAGACAAAATTGTCATTGCGTAAAGTGTGTTGATGTAAACGAAACAATCAAAAAACAAAGTAAAGATTTAAGCGTTGTACCAAGTATGCAAGACACCAATTTTGATTTGTTTACGATTTTATACCAACTCCTGCAATAATCTTTGCTATGCTGGATAGCAGACCGTAACCACCTGACGCTCGTCGTCAATTTGTTACGGTCTTTTGCTTTATCCACCGACAAAGGAGTGCGTTCTGTTACGACACTGGGTTTCATCCATAGTCATATTCATCGGAACAATTACAACAACGACAATCGGACAATTTGGGACATCAGACGGGCCAGCAAACATTGGAGACGTCGTAGAAATGGAGACGGTGTATCCCACTGGATACACCTACGACCAACGCCTTATTGAATTACCCATAACCACCATAACTATGCCTAAAAAAACCGACCACACAACCAAAAAGACAAACGAAATAAACGAAACGGAAACCTGTCCAAAATACGAGGATTTGTTCAGACAATACGGTCTGAAGCCCGTCAAGACGTTTTCCTACATTGCTTGGCGTGAATCACGGTGCAACCCAAAGGCGGTCAATGCCAGATGGGACAGCCAGGGCAACGTCACTTGGACATTGAACAAAGACGGCTCTATTGACCGTGGGTTGTTACAAGTTAACTCTTCGTGGAAAACCGTTACCGCCAATGCGTGCGGTTCGTCGTTCGGGGACATGGAAGTCTTGTATGATTTGGACTGCAATCTCAGGGTCGCCAAATATCTGCTGGACAACGGTGGATTAGGGCACTGGGGCATGTAACATAATAACCCGTCTACAAAAGACGACCACACAACAGGAGACAAACATGTTGATTGATACAAAAGACCTCTGCGGAACAGCAGAAGCGGCAGCCGTGCTTGGGGTCGTTAAACAGCGCATTCACACCCTTCGTAAGCGTGCTGATTTCCCGCAACCCGTCGTTATCCTCGCTGCTACTCCGCTTTGGGATGGAAACGCCTTGCGTGCGTTTAAGGCAACGTGGAAGCCAGCACTTTTGCAAGACACGACCACACAGGAACAGACGACCACACATTAATGAGAGTCGGTGTAGTTTCCGCTGACCGCCTCCATCCGTCCGTAACTCCAGACAAACTTCCCCATTGGGGAGGTTCTGGTTGGGCACGTGTGGCGAAGTATTTACCACATCTGAACTACGACTACGTGGTTGGACGATTGGTATGGCACTACACCGAACTAAAAATAGAAGACGACGAGGGAAACTTACACGAAGTAGACACCATCATCATGCAGAGAATGATGAATGAGGGACTGGCTGACCACATCAAAAAGGCACGGGCAATTGGTCAAGTCATTATCAACGATGTAGACGATTGGTATTGGGGGCTGAACCCCAGCAACGGAGCGTGGAAAGCATCGCACCCTAAGCACAGTCCCAAAGAAAACATCAACCATTACAAAGCAATACTCGCAGCCAGCGACCTGCTATTGGCATCCACTCCGTTCCTTTATGAACGCATTGGTCAATGGAACAAGAACGTCGTCCTGTTTCCTAATACGGTTGATACCAAAGCCTTCGTAAAACACGACCACACAGAAAAGGAACATGTGCATGTCGGTTGGTCTGGTTCTACTGCCCACCGAAGTGGGGACTTACAAATCCTGCGTGGCGTGCTTCATCAACTGACGACCACACAAAATACGACCACACAGGTTCGTTACTTTCACGGCGGCTGGCACGACAAATCTCCGCACTTTTCCGAAGAAGCGGGAGTGCCAAAAGAATACGTGGACTCCCTTCCTATGTGTGCTCCGCAGGACTATCCCAAATTATTGATTATGGACGTTGGTATTGCACCCCTGAGCCAAATGCCGTTTAACGAAGCAAAATCTGAAATCAAATTGTTGGAGTATTCCGCAAGCGGTATCCCGTGGGTCGCCTCCGCATCCGACTCGTACGTGCGCCTGTCGCAAACGTGGAACGCTGGGCGCATCGCACGTCGTCCATACGAATGGCTGCGCCATTTGCGTGAACTCGTTGGCTCACGACAACTACGCAAAGAGGAAGGCGAGAGGCTGTACGAGTTGGCACGAACACGGGACATGGAGCACGGCATCGCACAATGGAACGAGGTGCTGTCCTCCGTGTGACGTTAGTCACTCATTGTCCCTTGACTGCGATAGTAGGTGGCATAGTACGTTTGGGGTAGGAGGCTGAGTGACGTACCGACGCACACGACAACTACGCAAAGAGGCTGACCGCAAGGTGGAAGCCCTGTTGGACAGGTTGTACGACGAGGCTGTGTCACGTCGTAACACCGACGCTGTATCATCTTTGGTGGACAACGAACAGGAGGAACAGCATGGCTAACGTCGCCGTATTGCCCAAACAGCAAGTCCAAATAAGGGCATCACTTATCGCTCGTAGTATGCCTTTGGGGTTGCTTGACGAGACGCAGGTAGACGAGTTGATAAAGGCGCAGAACCTTGATGAACTGACCTTTATAAGTGCTAATGACTTGCTGGAATACTTGTCGGTACTGCCGATTACTCGCACCGCATCGCAGGCTCACTTGCCAATGAGCGCAACACGTATCCTCGTGAACAAACGCAAGGACACCTGTGCGCTGTGCGGTAATGACGTGCTCGCAGGGCTGGGACTGTACGTCTTTGACGATGGTGGCTGGCTGACGTACCACAATAGCGAGAACTGCCCGTCCGTCACCGAACTGCCCGAACTGAAATGGGACAGCGTGACGTTGCTGGCAAACTTGGAACTGTTTGTGTACGGGCTGGAACGCATGCCAAGAGTTGTGGTGTCTCGTCCCGAACTCGTGGAACTGTCCAAGTCCCATGACGCTGAACTTGGCTTTGACTTGGACTTGCCACTACTGCCATACCAACGTGCTGGCGTTAAGTACGCATTGGAAGCCCGACGTGTCTTGCTGGCAGACAGCATGGGCTTGGGCAAGACGGCACAGGGCATCGCATTGGCGTTGGACACCACGATGAACAAAAGAAAGACACTCGTTGTCGTACCTCCCCATTTGCGCCTCCAATGGGTAAAGGAGTTTCGCAGGTTCGCACCGTCTATCAAGGTCATTACTGTCAAAGGACGCAAACCACACTCCCTCACTAAGCACGACGTTCTCGTCATCGGTGACAGCGTGGTAAGTGCGTGGGCTACGAAGTTGGCTGGGAAGTATGACACGCTCATCGTGGACGAGGCGCACAGCATCAAGAACGAGAAGGCACAGCGCACACGTGGTGTCGGATACATCGCCAATAGTATTCCCGTTAGTGGCATCGTCGCTCTCATGTCGGGAACGCTGACACCAAACCGTCCCAGCGAGTTGCTTAGCCCTCTCCGCATCATTGGAAGGCTGGACAACGTGTTTGGCTCACGTAAGCAGTTTCTCATCAAGTATTGCGATTACCGTGTGGTGAACGGATTTCCGAACATGAATGGTGCTAGTAACACTACGGAACTGAACACCGTGTTACGGGGCACGTGTATGGTACGCAGGCGCAAGGAGGACGTGCTGGCTGACCTTCCTGCCAAGCGCAGGGCGCAACTTGACATAGAACTTAACAACGAGGAGATGGACGAATACCGCACGGCGGAGCGTGATTTCTTGCGTTGGGTCATGGAGAAGTATGGCACGGAAGCATGGCAACGGGCGAGCAAGGCTGAGGTCATCACTCGCATGAACAAGTTGCGTGAACTGCTGGGTATCGCCAAAATCAATGCGGTAGTTGAGCACGTGAACTCACTCATCGCAGAGGGTGAACAAGTAGTAGTGTTCGCATACCATCGTAAGGTGCTCAATGCCTTGTACGAGAAGTTGGAAGGACATGGCGTTGTCATGGTGGCAGGAGGTTCTACTCCCGAAGCCAAGCAACGGTACGTGGAGAAGTTCACGAGCAAGCAGGTCAGCGTGTTCTTGGGACAGTACGAGAGCGCAGGTACGGGACTGAACCTGACCTCCGCATCGCACGTGGTGTTGGCTGAGATGCCATACAGCCCGTCCACAGGACAGCAGGCTGAGGACAGGTGTCACCGTATCGGACAAGACAGCCATGTGGTGTCGTGGTGGATTACGGCGGTGGACGCTGAGTTCCCAACTATTGACATGCGGTTGTGGAGTCTGCTCAACGCCAAAGCGGAAAGCACGTCGGCGGTGTTGGACGGCTGGGCTGAGAACCTGAACGCCGACGCAGGGACGATGACGGCAAAACTGTTACAGGACATGCTGAATGATTATCGGTAATGGACTTGACACGAATAGTATGCCGTGTGATACGGTGATGTTACAAACGACAACTACCACAGGAGGTAGGAACAATGAGTAAGGAAACATACGAGTGGCTGAACAAGTATTGCCTCATCGGGCACACGAAACAGCGTGGCACGGCGTGGCACTACCGCATGGACAGTCAGAGCGACGAGCCAAATCACTACGAGGGTGCTATCCCCGTTGAGGACGTTCTCCGTCGCCTGTATTCGTGGGAGGCTCAGGAAGCACCCGTCTACATCAAGTGGAACGACACGTACCGCATGGAGACTGACCGCAAAGCCATTGTCCGTAGCGACAACGGTGATGTGCTGGGCATGTTTAAGGACACCTATGCCATTCACCAATACAAGTCATGGCTCATTGAGAGCGTGTCGCATCTCTTGGACGATGACCTTAACATTGGTAGCGCAGGTATCCTGAAAAACGGTGCGGTGAGTTTCGTCAGCGTTGAGATGCCCGAAACCATCAAGGTGCTTGACGGCTTCTCCGTTCGTCCGATGCTCTTGGCTACCACGAGCCACAACGGGTCTATTAGCACCACGTACAAACAGGTTGCCACTCGTGTTGAGTGTGACAACTTGCTGGCTCGTGCGATTAGCGAAAAGACCGAAACGTTCCGTGCTCGTCACAGCAAGAACAGCAACTTCCGCTTACAGAATGTGCGTGACGCACTCGGTTTCGTCCACCGCATGACGGAGGACATCGTTGCCGAAGTGAACAAGTATGCCAGCATCAAGGTGTCTGACCGTGAGTGGGAAGCCATCGTGAACAAGTTGATGCCGATTAACTCAGACGAGAACGCCCCAAAGCAGGCTGTCTCTCGCATTGAGAACAAACAGGAGCGCATCAAGGACATGTACGTCAATGACCCACGTGTCGCACCGTTCACGGGCACGGCACTCGGAGTTATCCACGCCTTTAACACCTTTAACCAGCACGTCGTCGGTAAAGACGATAACCGTGTTGAGCGCAACATGATGAACGCTCTCACGGGGAAGGTCTTTAATCAGGACGAGCAGGTGATGAAGGTCATCAACGACTTGGTGTTGGTGTGACGGACAACGCCACGACACCAGACCTGTCGTGGTACGAAAGGGCAGGTTGTAGGGGGCTTCCCTCCAACCTGTTCTTTCTTGACTGCGAGAAGGACGAAGTAGGTACTTACAAAAGTAAATTAAAGCATACGCAAAGCATTTGTGCTAAGTGCGAAGTAGTGCGTGAGTGCTTTAACTTCGCATTGGCTAAGGACGAGTTCTACGGGGTGTGGGGAGGAGTTGATTTCCAACCTCGTGGTAAGCCGAACCGTAATCGTAAACGTCGTATGAAGTTCTACCATGAGCAACACAAAATGGTTGTACGCAAATCAAAAGAAATGAGGAAGGAAGCATGAATAAGTTGGAATGGTTGCCAACCGACGAACTCGCAGACCAAATGCTGTGGTTCTCGTTTGGATACTTGGCGTGTAGCGAACGTCGTACGAACTATCTTTCACACATCATTAATCGTGATGAGTGGGTGACGTTTGACGACAACTATGACCTCCACTTCGTAACGAAAGAGGACGCTGACGGAGTGTGGTCTACCACAGTCACCGTTCACGACCCTGAGCGTGAGAACGAGATGGCTCTCGTATGAGTGACTTTGCCATCATCGCATTATGCGTAATACTGACATGTGGGTACTACTTTCTCAGCGTGTTTATTCGTGACAAGACTTGACACGGATAGTAACCCGTGTGATACATTCATAACAAAGACAAGAACAGGAGATAACAAAATGACAAACGTATTCACCAGCAAGGTTCGTGTAGACAACGACAAACTCGGAGTTCACAACCGTCGCTACCGCATCATCAAAGCACGCTCAATGGCAAAAGTGTTTGACCAAGTAAACAGGCTTACCCGTTGGGGTTGGACGATGGACACCATCGGCGGTATTACACCTCGTGTCACCCTCGTTAAGACGGAAATCGTTACCGACGACGGAGAACAGTCCGAAGTGACGTTCCCTAAGCGTTACGATGCTGAAAAGCAAGAAATGGTAAGCGTCTATTACAAGTACGCTACCAAGTGGGCGTTCACTCACGACAAGATAGTCCGTATTACGAACCAAATGCTGTATCGTGGTTACGAGATTTCATTTAACATCAATACCACGTTTGGATACCGCATGGTGTTTGCCAAGACGTTCGTCAAGGACGTGTCGGAGGACAGGGCGTGAGCAAGTACGCAGAGCACCGCAAATACCATTGGGACACGGTTGGCTGGTTTCACACGCTCGCAGGACGGTTGCCTGACGTTGAGAATGACGAGGAATGGAACATGTTGGCATCACAACTCGCCTCTATCTCCGACGAAGTTCCCTTTCTCCGCAAACATTGTCGGGAGTTGGGCATCAACTTCGTACTGAACGACGACTGCGAGCCTGTCATTTATGGCTGACGTTGGACGTTGGGTAGTCACGTGGTCTATGTCGTACGACGACGCTGAGGACGAAACAGAAGTTGTGTCAATGGCACTCGCAAGTTTGGAGGACGCTGTGAAACATGGAGATGGAGCAACGGTGTTCATCGTTGAGGACACAAAGACGGGCAGAGTGTCCGTTCTCACGTCCGACGTGGCATTGAGGAACACTCAGAATACTATTATCAACATTGACCAAAGTATCAACTACGCACCTAGTATCACCATCAACGCTGGTGGAGATAGCAAGCGTGGCAAAGATGGAAAGAAAGGAAGCAAGTGATTACTCGCTACGTATTACACATCACGTGTAGCAAGGACGACCCAGAAGGTAATCCTCGCAGGTTACAAATGGTGTTCCTGTCGGCAGGTGGGAACAACCTTCCTGCTGGCACGAACGGATACACACACAAACTCGTTTCGGTGTTAGAGGGAAAGGCTTGCCCTGAAACTCCTGCTAACGACGTACATGCCTTTATCGTTACTCCTACTTCATACAACGAATGGATTAAAAAGGCAGAGGAACGCCACCCTCGTACCCAATGGAACAGGAATGTGAACCAATGAGGAAAAAACAGAAAGTTTCGTTAGAAGCGATGGAGAAAATGGTGGAAAAGTTGCCGTTTGGTAACTACATTAACGTCGCCAAGCACGTGACGTACGACGTGGTTCGCATCGTTGAGAACCTTATTGAGGAAGGTATCACCGTAGACGAGGAAAGCGTAATGGAACGTGTTGAGCATTACGCAAAGGACGACTTCTCGTGTGGTTTCGGACACGAAGCGAGGCTGAAAGACCTTGTATTTACAGACGAGCATGGGGAGGAGTTGTAACATGTTGATAGTTTGCTCACAAACAGGAACGGTGTTAGAGGCGGAGCATTGTATGTTCCTTGACCCCAACGAACTTCCCCCCGAAGCACGTGACGAGTGGGAGGAGTCTGACGGCAACGACAGCGAAATCTCTCGTATCGCAGAACAGTATGGGCAGAATGTATCGCAAGTGTTGGACATTACGTCTAATGACGCTAACCCTTACAAGAAACTTGCCGATGTGACTCGCAAAGAGTTGGCTGAACGTTCTCTCCGTAGTGGAGACCTGACGTGGAGCAACGCCATTCCGTACAGCCCGTCTGCGTTGCGTGAAGTGTTTGCCAACCTTTTGGAGGAGGGATACTTTGATAATACTACTGACGTTGATGCCCATAGTAAGGAAACTTACAAGGCTGTGTATTATGGAGCAAACTTTGCCGACGACGCATGGCTTACGTTGGTGGCTGAACTTGCTCTCAACGGAAGCATGGCATGGCTGAACTACAAGCCCAGCATCATTGACGCTGTGAAAGAAGCGTACATCACAACGAATGAACAGGGGAAATCATGACGAAGGCAGTAGCACACTTGTGGGAAATGAGTGAGGACTATCCGTTTCCTTCACCGTTCATTTTGTATCTTGACCTCATTGGTTGGAACACCGTGAGGCACGGCAAACACATGGCGGAAGGCTGTGAGTGCGGTGTGTATGAAGCGCACCTCATTGGCGAGGCTCTCATTGAGTTTGCCACCGACCCCGTTGAGGTAGGCAAATACATTAATAGTGTTATGTTTGCTGACCAACTCACCATTGACTATGACGGGCTTGACACCGATAGTAAGTGATTTGATAAGTTGTCGTTTGGAGGTAATGACATGGCAAAAGAAACAGCAGAACACGCAGAACGTAGGACGGTAATCAAGAGGGAGTTTGGCTTTCTCGTTGGTAAAACTGTGTTGCGTGTGCGTCCTATGACCATCAACGAGTGCGAAATCTTTGCGTGGGACTACGACACAGATTATGCGTTCCTCGTGGAGTTCACAGACGGCACGGTAATCGTCCCGTCGTCCGACCAAGAAGGCAACGGAGCAGGACACCTGTTCGTTGAGAAAGTAGGCTAACATGCCAAAGTTTATCAAGTATTGTTCCAAGACCATTGACATTGGTATCCTCGTGGAAGCAGACACGTTGGAGGAGGCTAAGGAGATGGGTGTTAGCACGTTTGAGGGCAAGGTTGTATTCGTTGGAGACGGTGGCTGGGACGTGTTCTACGACACTCAGGCATTGGGAGACAAAGAGACCGAAGTGCCTTACACAAACGACGAGTTGCGAACGTTCTTGGTGTTCTAATGAAACAGCATCACTTTACCGTAGTATCCGAAGTAGATGACAATGGTATTGTCAGTCTGTGGTTAGACAACGAGTACGGCGAGCACTATTCCGAAACAGGTGTCGTATGGGACACCGAACGTGAGGAGTGGTACATGCTGGACGATAAAAACGACTCTGACATGGAAGCAACACGCAAGTCAGATGACTTGTCTCGTGCTGTGCTGACCAAATGCCTGTCGTACGCAAACATCGTTACGGCGTTTGTCAAGATGAACAACGCATTGGGAGGCGACAAGTGAGCGAAGTTGTGCGTATGGACTATGACGCATGGGAGAAAGAGTTTAAGCCCATGATTAACTACATTGACCCCGACTCGTCGTTTAATCAAACCATGTTTGAGATTTACGGCGACGAGGTGGAGCACGTGTGCGACAGGGCTAATACTCCCGACACGGAACGCACCGTGTGGACATACATTGACGGGGACAAAGGCACGTACATCGTTAATGGTTACCACATCGTGAACCGCATTGGGTACTTCATTACGGAGAAATCTGCCGATGCCAACGTTGCCTACGAAATCTTGGTGGACAAGTACGACGACAACGACGACGAGTGGGATAACACAGTAGGAGACGGAGTGTCTGAGATAGAAGTGTTGGAGACACCGTATTTCGCTGGCTGTACCCACATTTGGGCACGCATTGACGGAGAGGACAGCCATTTGTCCTACGAACAAGTGCGTGGGTCTCGTGCCGTCTACACGAGCGAGGAAACATTTGATGGAGAACAAACGTTGATACTGAGCGACGGGCGCAGGGCGCAGGTACAGTCCATTGACTTACAATACAATGCGAAAGAACCTATTGGTGCTAACATCACCTATCGTTGGAAAGGTAATGACCCCATACGTCAAGGTCTCATTGGCGGATACGTGTCGTTTGGCGACTATGACGAAGAAAAAAATGAGGGAAACTTTGATGAAGGGTGCGACAGTTTTGGAGTTCACGATACTCGCATCTTTTTTTATTTCCCTGATGGCGTAACAGAGATGATGGCATACATGATGGAGGACAAGGGAGAGTTCTCCATCGTTGAGTATGTCTACGCATACGCATAACAAGTTTGTCCCCCTGTATGGACGAGTTACGCACTCCCCCTCCTTCCCGTAATCGTCCGTACAGGGGGCTTGACACCAATGGTATGTCGTGTGGTACATTGTAAGCAGGAGGCAAGAATGACCGACAAATCGTATTGTGAGTGCCCGATGGGACGGGTGTATGGAAAGGACGAAGTGTGCGAATACTGTCGCACCGACGTATTCCATGCTGACCCCGAATACGCAGAGTTCATGGACTTTGTGCTCGTAAACGGGAAGTGGGTGTGACGTGGGCGCAGACCTGATGTTCTCCATCTGTGAGATGGAAGCCACGAAAGAGCAGGCGTATGACAACGCAAAGCACTTGGCATCACCAGAACGGTACAAGAACACGGTGGCGTTCTTGGAGGACATGTGTGCCACATCACGCTGGTACAACACAGAGCCTACACCAGAGGACGTACAACAGTTTCTCATTGACTGTATTGAGGAAGTGTACGACTCAGAGAGCCGTCGTGACTGTGGTTTCTTTCACGTAGATAATCGTAGGTTTAACATTACCGCAGGCATGTCATGGGGCGACGAACCCACCGACGCATACAACTCGTTTAGTGTGTGTGAGTCATTAGGACTCACGCTTGTCCAACCCAACTTGGAGTTGTCATGACAGCCAGCGTACAATACAACTACCTTAGCGACGACGACTTGGTGCTCCGTCGTGACCCTGCGTTCTACGTCAATGACAGGCAGGCGCACGAACCCGTAGCAACGATAGTCAAGGGTGATAGGGAAATCCATGTGTTCTGTGATGGTGTAATGCGTATCCACGTGTGGGACAGCAAAGAGGCTCGTAAAGCGAACAAACAGCCCGACGAGATAATCCGCTACGTGAGTGACCTCATTAGTATTGCCAAGACCGACAAGGAACTTGCTGACTTAGACGAACGCATTGAGTGGCTTAACAACGCATGGTTTGATTTGTATGCCTACGGTGAAGGTATCACCGATGGTTGGTTGGACTGCGTTCACTTTGACGTACAGGAAGCAGTATCGCAAGCAGTAGAACTGATAGACGACGATGAAGTATGGGAGAGCCTGAAATGATTAAACACATCAAGGCATTTATCAATGGCATACGGGAGTATCGTTACGACGTTACTACGCATTACCCCGAACCGTACATTGAGTCGTACGACAGGGGACGTGCGCTGGCGTGGCACATCAAGGAGAGCCTGAAATGACTACCTTTATCACCGACCACGACGGAAAGGCATGCCCCAACTGTGGGGACACAATGTGTGGGAACAAGAGCAACTTACTGCCCACGTGGAGCGACTACTACTTATGTGACAAGTGTGGGACGGAAGTGCCCAATGGTTCGGGGCACTACCCCAACGGAGACACGGGAGACCGTGTGTGTGGGGAGTGTGCCGACGACAAGCAGTATCTCATTTGGAACGCTGACGACGATTACTACATCGTTCGTCGGTTGCCCGAAGGAGCGAAACTGACCACGCAAGGCGACGGCACGGTTGATTTCATCGTGGACGTTTCTCATTGGGACAGCGCAGATTTGTTTAAGTTTGACATGGCGGAGGAAGGCGACAAGGTGGCGCAGTTGGAAGGCTTGGTGGAACAGCAGACCACACTCACGGAGTGCTCGCACCCCATTGAGACGTGGGAGCATCACTTTGACCCGACCACAACGCTGGGAGACTACTACACGTGCGGAGTGTGCGGAGAACTTACGCAAGTTGGCTGACTTGACACCGATGGTAACCCGTGTGGTACATTCCAACTAGGAGGACAACATGAAAGAACACTACTTCGTTATCAAATGGGACAAGCGTTATGGTTGGCAGGTGGACAACGGACAACTGTCAATGTGGAGTAACGACCAACCCGTGTACGACATTGACGACTACGAGTGGCTTCGGTTGTCTCCACAAAGCAAGGACTACAAACTTGACGTGAAGTTGAGCAAGACGTTGGAGGAAATAGTCGCCCACGCAAACAAGCGCAAGCGAAAGAAGTCCAAAGCCAAAAAATCCAAATCCAAGAAAGGAAAGTGACCACATGGGACTTGACCAATACTTGTACGCAAGGAACTATTATTCGTCGTACAGCACCAGCACCGATTTGGAGGACTTTCACAAACTCATGGAGATTAGTAAAGTGGCTGAGTTTTCCGTTGATAATGACATGTGGGTACAAAGTGTCTTGTTGAGCGTAAAGGTAGGACAATGGCGCAAGGCTTACCACATTCACCAATGGTTCGCAGATAACACCAACTATGAGGAGAATAATGGTGCTGAAACATACGTTCCTCGTGAGGACTTGTCGCTGTTGCTGGAAAGTTGCGAGCAGGTTATTGCCGACCACAGTAAAGCCAAAGAGTTGTTTTCCTCTCGTTTTCTGTGGGGTGATGACACACCGCACAACGAATACTTTTACATGGACATTGACTACACCGCCAAACTTATTAAGCACTTACTTACTATGCCTGATAGTTGGGAGTTCTACTACCACGCATCGTGGTGACAACGACCACACGACTTGACACCGATAGTAGTTCGTGTGATACATTGACAACAGGAGGATACGACCACATGGGATACACACACTATTGGCGCAGGCACGACCACACGCAAGCGACCACACACGCACGGGCGCAGGCACGTGAGGCGTACGGACGCTTGGTGCTGGACGCACAACGCATCTGTAAGCAGGCGCAGGAGAACGGCATCGCACTTGCCAATGGCATAGGCGAGGACGGTACTCAACCTGACTTTACCGAAGGATACTTCGCACTCAACGGAGTTGGCAAGGACGGGCACGAGACCCTGTATTGGTCAGCAGAAGTGTCGGTAGCGGAGTGGGAGAAGGAAGGCATTGAGAAGGGAGAAGGCGTGTTTAACTTCTGTAAGACCGCCTACAAGCCTTACGACGCAGTAGTGACGGCAATACTATTGCGAGCAAGCCAGCACTACGGCGACTTGGTGAACGTTACCAGCGATGGGACGTGGAGCGAGTGGGCAGATGGATTGGCGTTGTACGAGCAGACATTCGGAGTACCCTACACGGGGCAACCGCTTACCGACTACGTGTGACAACGGACACATAACACCGCTTGACAGCGATAGTATTCCAGATGATAAGGTTAGGGCATGGAGGACAACATGACCACAACGCAACATGAGATAAACACATTGGTGACACGTTCTCGCTACGTTTACACGTTCGCAGAACTGTCTAAGGAAGCACAACAGAAAGTAGTTGAGGACGTTCGTTCGTACAACTACATACACATGAACGACGAGCACATCGTGGAGACGTTACAAGACGTGTTCATTCGCAGGGCAACGGGAAGCGACGACCACGACGGTACGTCCTATTCGTGGCGCAGGTTGTTCGCAGAAGGCGACCACAAGAACCGCAACGGTTTCCGTGTGACGTACTCGCTGGGGTACTGTCAGGGAGACGGGGCAAGCGTTCGGGGCAAGTTGTACGCCGACGAAGCGAAGGCACTTACGTGGGGCGAGGGTATTCGCTACGCCGACTTCGTGGGCGATAATAGTTATCCCCACGAAAGTTCGTTCACTATCCACTACTACAACGAGGACGGCGACGAGGTGGGCTATTCCACCGCCAACGGGACGGCAGTAATGAATGGATACTTCATCGCCATGACTGAGAAGTCCCGTGACCGCATGACCGCCGACGAACGGGCGTTGTGGGAGGCGATGGACACCATGAACGACGAGATACGGACGTTGTGTAGGGAGATGGCAAGGGCAGGCTACGCCACCATTGAGTATTACTCAGGCAACGAGTACGCATTGGAGACTATCGCAGAACTTGACCAGCCTCGCAGGTACGACGAGCACGGTAACACCACGAGCAGCGAATGGTGGGGTGACTAACGTCACATGACCACGCTTGACACCGATAGTAGTGTTAATGATACTGTTGCGGTAGGAGGCAACTAATGGCAACGACACACATTACTCACAAGACAGGTGGCATTACGGTAGTTAAAGTAGTGTTGGAGGAAGGCGAAGCATGGGACGGGGCACACGTCATCGTGTCCGTTCGCAAGCCCACACACACCGACGACGTGGCACACGTGGCATTGGAGGCTACGGAGTGGGACGGCGAGGGCAAGGACGGCACGCTTTACATTCAGTCATGGGAGGACGCTAACGACGACTGTTGGGAGAACCATTACCCCGACTACTTCCCCAGCGTGGAGATGTTGGCAACGAGCGAGGTGGCGAAGTGACGACCACACGCACGGACGACCACACGCACACGTACGAGGACACGTGGGAGAAGCACAGACACGAATGGAACGAATGGGGACGCATCGTCGGTACGGCACATGCCTACCATGACCTGTTCCACGAGATAGGGGACATGAGCATGGAAGCCCTGAACCACATTATCCATGCCCACATCGGGGGCACACTCGCATGGGAGGCAGACATGCCCAACCCCATTGAGGCGTGGCAGGAGACGTATGGCAAGGAGATGCCCGAAAGGTACGTGCTCCAATGGGAGGTGCGAGCGTGGGCACGGGCGTACTACAAGGCGTACGAGGACGAAGTGTATCGGCTGGCGTGCGAGCGACGGGACAGGTACTATCGGGAGAACCCCGTTGAGTGGATACGTTGTCACTAATGACCACACACACTACGACCACACGCACGCATGCGTAAGTGACGTGTGTCACACGAAAGCACTTGACGGCGATAGTATTGCGAATGATAAGTTGGGGACATGACAACGAAACTGACCGACGAACAGATAAGCAACATTGAGACAGCCCTCAACGGGGACGGCGAAGTCCGTGCCTACTCAGGGCGCAACATGTACGGCAAGTCATGTCTGGGCATCGTGAGCGATGACCCCGTGAAGTGCTTGCTGGCACTTGCCCGTAATCTCATGGACATGGACGAGCGTGACACGCTCACCATGCTGGTGGACACGTGGAATAGGCAAGACAGCATGGGGCGCAACGCAACCGTCACCTACTTCCCCAACCTTGCGATGGACGACGACGACGACATGGACGAGGAGGCTATCTCATGACCCCGTGCTCACAATGCGGAGACACCAGCGACATGATGGTGGCGTTCACCGCACACAAGGTATGTGGCAAGTGTACCCGTCGTAATCACCGTGAGGCTACGGGGACGACCACACGCACGACCACACACGCACGTAGGCGTGCCAAGCGTCACACACGTGGGCTTGACACCGATAGTACGGCGAATGTTACGCTGGGGGCAGGAGGCAAGAATGACAACGATTAGCACAGTACGCACGAACCCCGATGGCTCGCCCAAGCGTGTCAATGACGGGGGGTGCTGGTACGACACCATGTCGGAGGACGAGTTCTACGAACTCATTGACGACGACAACGATGCCGACACGGGAGGTAGGGGCTGGACGCACTACGACACGTTCGTCGGAGACGTGGAGATGGACGACAACGAGCCTATCCAATGGAAGGTGGAGGCACACGACCTGCGAGGCATGAAAGCACGGCGCAAGGTATGGAACGACGTAGTGTACGTCGTGATGACGAGGGCAGGTAACCCCACGTGGAAGTGACCGACCACACAGGTGCGACCACACGGGCGACCACGCACGAGCGCACGACCACGCACATGCGTGACGCACGTCACACACGGGCATTTGACACGGATAGTACGGGCAATAGTAGTCTGGGACACAGGAGGTAGTAATCATGACACGTAAGGACTATCGGGCGATGGCATTAGTGCTCAAAGAGCACTTAGATACCATTGAGACACCAGAGGGAGTGCTCGCATGGGGGACGTTATGCCATGCGTTCGCAGACATGTGCGTTGAGGATAACCCACGCTTCGTACGTAACACGTTCCTCATGGCGTGTGGCTGGACGGAAGCGTTCGGCGTGGCACTCCCCGTAGGGGACATGAGTCGGTACGAGGTGACAGCGTGACGCAGGACACACGGATAGCAATAGGTGGGGACGTGACGAGTGTCACACCCCTACCCCCATTCCGCACCCATGTGACCGCCGTCACCCATAGCCCCAACCGTAGGGCACGTGACGAACGTCACACGGGAGCATTTGACACCGATAGTATTCCGTGTGGCAGACTGAGGGCATCGGGGCAACCGCACCGATGGGACAAAGGAGACAACACATGACCACAACGTTCAGCGTGGAGTTCGGGGACGACTTCACCGACCACGTGCGAGAGATAGCGGAGGAGGCAGTCAGCAACATGGACATGTCCGACGCTATCACCAGCGCACTCGGAGGGTGGAGTGACCCGTCCGACCACTACGACATGTCAGACTATGCTCGGCAGGAGGACTTGCCCGACATGGACGACTATGCCAAAGGTTACGAGGTGGAGACGCTCCGCAAGGACGTGGACACGCTCACAGGACAGGTGGAGGCGATGAGGCAGGCGATGGTGGCACTTGTCACCGCACTCGCAGGCGCAGGTATCACCCCCGTGACGCAAGTCACTACGGAGGTGGCATAGGATACCGTGACGGGGGACACATGGAGTGACTAAGCACCCACGTGACCCCCGTCACACCCCCCCACCCTTAAACGAACGTGTGTTCGGAGCAGGGGGGTAGGACTGAGGCGCCACCCGCCACCACTACCTTCAATAGCCCTATTCCAAAAACGATGTACAATAGTAGAAATGGAACGAAGGCAAAAACCGTTGTACTACGGTCCAGACCACATGGGTCGGCAATTCGCCTATTTCTTTCCTGTCATGCCAGGTGCTTCTGAGCATGAAATAACGGCTTTCATAGATGATTCGTTTGGCAGGATGCACTTGGGTAGTCTTGCATGGAATCAAGAGGGGGAGATTACTGGGGTATACGTTCCCAAGCGCCTACGTCGTCGTGGCATTGCTACGGCAATGTTCAATGTTGCACATGAAGTAGCAGAAGGCATGGAGGATATGAACCCTCCTAAACATTCTGCTGACAGGACTTTTGAAGGTGATGCGTGGGCAAAAGCGGTTGGTGGGGTAATCCCCTCATTAAGGACCTCGCCACCTCCACAATAGCCCTATTCCAGGGTACAGCGTAAACGGGCAAGTAGCCCTATTCTAAGTTACAAATATTTCTTAGTCACTGGGTCGTACACACGAGTGGCGTGTTCGTTCGTGTCCCAGTCTGTGACTTCCACTGCTCGTAGTTTGTTTCGTTCATGCCACTCGTTGTAATGGCCTCGTACGGCGGCACGTTCGTTCATGATTTCATTTTCTTGTTTGACGCCAGAAGGCGGAAACTCCGTTGCCTTTGCCAAATGTTGGCGTACGCCACGAGAAAACTCTTCCAAATCGTGAGTATCAAGATTTTCGTCTCCCCTGGCGTTTTGGCTCAGGGAAAGACCGTAAAAAGTGGGTCCATGGTAATTCGTGACCGTTAAATGGTGGAGGTTTCCTTCTTGTCCTGGCACATGGGCTTCCATGTAGTATTGCCGTTTCCCGTCTTTTTGACGTGTCATCAGTGTCGTACGGACGGTGGGAATGACGGTATTTCCCGCCACGGTATGCGTTCCGTACACTTGTACTCCAGTTTCTTTGGCAAAATCAGCAATATGTTGCTCAAACTGGGCTTGATGCAGGTTGTCTTTGGCAGCCATGTTCAGTTTTGATTACCGTAAATAGGTGATTGGGACGTAGTATTCCTTGTTTGTGACTTCTTCTGCCATCTCTGCGGCAATAACACGGTGATGACCTTCCCTCATTCTGTAAGTGGGGAAGATACGAGACGGTATTTTGACCTCAATTGGGTTTTCTACGCCCTCTTTCTCAACGGATTTCTGCAATTTTTCCCAAGGACCCCAATGGTGTCGCTTGAACGCCCACAAATTCGGCATCGTTTCCTGTTGTTTTTGCTCTTCTTCGGTCAAATCTGGGTTGTGAAGATGAAACATGTCCTCTGATGACCCTATCATGCCCTTGATTTCGTGGGGACGCATGAACATTCGCAACTGTTCTCCCTGAAGATGGTCCTTGGCAGCCATTACTTTGTCTCTTCTTGGTACTTTCTGAACTGATAAACGGCGTTTACGAGGCTTGAAGCATCGGATTCGTAAACTGGGTCGTAGACGTCTGGGTCTTTTTGAACGTCCCAAAATTTTGTCGGTGGTGTGCCCTGGATGAAGTGAAAGCCGTCTTCTGACTCCCAATGACCAGTTCGGTGGCGAATCATCCTGTACGGCCCTACTTTTCTAAACTGTTTTCCGCTTATGTGGTCAGAAGAAGCCATTAGTCGTATCCAAGTTCTTTCATGATGCGGTAACGGTCATTTGCAGCCATGCCTACTATTGTACAATAGAGGAATGCCCTTCCCTTCTGGTGACCAGTTCAAAGACACGCCCCATCCCGACAGTGACCCGACCGACCCGCCCGTGGTTCACGAAGACGGGAGAACCAGTTACAGTATCAACATGTTAAGATGCTCGGTTCGTGGTTGCAACGCCGATTTCAACCATCCCATGACACGTGCATGGCACATTTCCCAGCGTCACCCTGGCGAGTATGCGGGTGCCTCTGAAGACATGCAGATTCTTCAGGATATTGTCCAGCAGCATCATGGTATGGACATGGGCTTCAGTAAGCGTTACACGTTCAAAAAGGGAGCACCCAAACCCGTTCGTGGCGTTGATTTCGGCCCTGGAATTGACTGATGCCTCGTCGCAAACTTACTAATTTTAATCCTGCGGAAATAGAGAGGTTTCACCGTGCAATGGGGACTGGTCGTGCCCAAACCGTACCAGTGTGGAGGCAGGGTGACCGAATGCGGGTTAGGGCAAAAGGATGGCTGCACCCCGACCAATTCATTGAATCAGTGGCTCCTGGCGAGTACGTTCATGATTGGCGCTACCTTGCCCATGAAGAAAACAATCCTATTTTTGAAAAGAACCCGCAACTTCGTGAAGCCCAAAAGAGGTTTGTCGGAAACGTGGAGTACGACATTGACGATTTAGTCAAATCCGTGGGAGAACATGGCGTCAGCACTCCTGTGATTATCTCCAAGCATCAGCAAGACACGTCGTTGGTTGATATTGACAAAAACGACTGGAAACGAAACGAGCGGGGAGGAATCGTTTCAGCACCAAGGCACTTGCTGATTGATGGTCACCACCGTGCGTACGCTGCAATGAGGACCAATCAACTCATTCCTGTGTGGATTGCCGACGAAGAACAGATTACACTGCGATAATGGATAAACTGAACCGTATCCAATTCCGCACGTACTATCACGGAACGGACGATAGCAACGTTGAAAGTATCCTTAAAGAGGGACTAAAAGCCAGCACTCCTGGTGCAGGAGAGTACGGATACGAGCACGTAAACGAAAATAACCCTGAACCTGGTCATCCGCACGGTGTGTATTTTGCAACTACACTAGAAGGAGCAAGGGAATACGGTCCTGCCGTATTTGCTGCCGATTTGCCCGATTCTGCTGACTGGAAATGGTCAGAGAATGGGGAAGTGTTAGGTCACGATTTACCGCCATATTTTTTGAGACAGGTTGAATAAACATGTATGACACAGACGGAGGAGTGCAAGAACTCTTCGTACACAAATTATCGCAACTTAGAAACCCCAAAGTTTTGGAACTTGGCACGTTGCAATGGAAACCTGGTGTATCAACTCATCACGGTGTTTGGCTTCCGCAGGGCGCTACACACGTCATGTCCGATGTGGCTGCTGGAGCAGACGTGCACGTAGTTGCCGATGCCCACAATTTGGCGCCGTTTGCCGACCAAGAGTTTGATGCGTTCATTGCCGTGAGCGTTTGGGAGCATTTGCGTAAGCCGTGGATTGCGGCTGCCGCAGCCCACCGTGTGCTGAAGCCAGGTGGAATTCTGTACGTGGCGACACACCACACTTTCCCCGTCCACGGTTATCCGTCCGACTATTGCCGATGGACTGATGAGGGTTTGAAGGGCTTGTTTGACGAACCAGAATGGAAGAGTCAAAAAGCCTCGTTCAAATTCCCGTGCAGTATTATTCCTCCAAAGGAAGTCACCGTGTGGAACCCAGTCGCTGACGCCTTTTTGAACGTTGATATCTACGCAGAACGGGTTTAACGTGTCTGAACTTTTTAAAGGCGTCCAAGAAACGTTGCGAACGTACAAACAAAGAGGTGTTGACCTTACGCACCCAAGGGGTGTCGTTATCTTTGATAAAGCATACCCAGCAATAGAAAAAGGTTTATTTCTCAGAGAAACTGCATTTGGCGACATTTCTAAAAGTTTCAATGCACATCATATAGTGCCTCTTGAAAACGGTTTGATAGTAGGCGGGTGGTCTGCGGTTGGTGAAAATGGCACACATTTGGAACATTACCTTAAAAAACCAGTTATAGACACTTCTGATTCTGATGCGTGGGGTCGTTATGGATGGATGCCCCATAAAGGACAAGAAATACACGATGTAAACGATTCAAATGGTATATATTTTCGTCCTCGTGAGCAACAGGCTTTGCATGAAAGCATGAAAGAGTGGGCGTCGGAACCAACACATGGTTGGTCTCACAACAAGCACGAAAGTTATAATGACATGTCCGTTCAAGAGCACAGAGAGCATCAACAAAACAGAAGGTCTTCTCTCATAACACATCCTAGCAAAATAACAGTAGGACTTTTTAAACGCAATTCTTCACAGGGAAACACAGGTTTTGATTTGTACCAATACGACATTGCTACAGAAGCGTTGACCCCGTGGTCTTGGAAAGACAAGTATCCAAACGACACATCTGGACCAGATGGTGAGGATGACTAATACTCAATAAGTATTAACGGTACATTCCTTCTTTTTGTTCAAGTGTCCTACGAATACCACCTTTGCTCACATCTACCACTCCAACGTGTCTTACTTTTCCCTGCTCAATGAGTGACTTTGGAATCATGTACGAAATGCTTCCAACATCTTCTGCGTAGTTTCGGTACGGTAGAACGACGTTGCGATTTACTGCGTCGGACGGCTTACCTGGAATAGTTTCCCACAGTCCTTGCTGTTTTCCGCTCATTTTCTTAGTGAACTCTTTGGACTGCCACCTATCTGGAATTCGTTCTTGAGCGTCCATTAGATACTGCACATCACCATAAACTACTGGGTCTACTACGTCTGGGTCAATTTCATACTCATGTAATTGCGTTCGGTGAATACCCAAAGCCGAGCGACGTGTTCCTGCGTGAATTACGTCAGGATGCACGTTGTCGTCGTCCCCTTCTCTTCCCTCGCTGTCTCTTCCTTCCCTAAACAAGTGCGGAGGCTGTTCTTGCCATGACATGTGAAATACACGCAATTTCTGCGCCTCGTTGATGTGGTCGGCTGCGCTCATTAGATATCAAATTGTAATTGTTCAAACTGTGGACCAAAATACGGATTTGGATTGAGGACATTACGCATTTGTTCGTCACGTGCCGTTCGCCGTAAATTGCGGTAATGTTGCTTTGATTTTTCTATTTCAGGTGCTGGTATTTCTTTGGTCCATGAATCGTCACCTGTGTCTGGAATTGTAGTGAGCATGTGGTCGGCGTCTATGTTGTCTGGGTCGTAGTCATAGTGAAAAGTAGCGCCAACTTCGTCGTCGTCGTCTTCAGCCCATTTTGGAGTGCGAACTGGTAATCCAAGTTTTTTGGCTTTGTGGTACAAATCTACACTGTAGTCAGAAAGCATCTCGTCTGGTTCAAATTGCCCGCCCAAATGCCTGTGCATGTGGGAAAACATGATGGGGACCGTGTGACGAAGGTTTGGATGGGCAAATGCTTCGTTAATGTAAATCGTGGGAGGATGGTGCGTAAACAGCGTCCCCGTTTCGTCTGGAGTATCGTGCGATGGTCCCAAAGTGTAATCCTCTGGATAATACACACCGCCTATCGTGGCGCTTTCGTAGTCGCCTGGATACTGTTCACTTTCCTTACCAATGGCAGTCATGTGTATGTATCTGCTACCAGGGTCTTTTCGTGGGTCAAATACGTTCTTGCTGTTGCCCCCAGTAAGGTAATGTGCTGTCTGGTCAGCCTCACCACCAGGGCGTTGTGCTTCAATGTTTCCAAAATAACGAGCCATGCTCTTACTATTTTACATCAATAACGCATAGTGTATACTTGACTGCCATGTCTGACCAAAACAGTGGGAACGAAAAACCTCTGCACCCAGAACAATTTGAAAAGTATTACTTTATTGTTGGGACAAAGAAAATGGTTAAAGACTTAATGAAAAATGGTATTTCTGCCAATCCTACGGGAGTCTCAGAAACACCCGAAGAAAAAGCGACTCAAGTAAGACCATGGGGTGCCTATGGAACAACTAGCCTTTTTGAACTTAAAAATGCTCATAAAGATGGAAAACATATTATTGAAACAAGTATTCCAACAGATTGGATACAAAGCAGTTACGGAATGGACACATACTCCTCGCAGGATATACCTGCTTCTTACATCACTCGGCACATTGAACCAATGAAAGAAAAATAATGGCATACATTAACGCCAATCAATTTAGCCAACCAGACCCCATTCAACACTTAAAAAATGAGTTGATGGACCCTGATTTGGAACCGCTTGACTTTGTGTTTGTTCCTGAAAATCCTGACTTTACTAAGATTTGGTACATGCTGGATGATTGGGACGATTGATGCCAGCCGCAGAACACATTAACCGACATCAAGGAGACCCGTACAATCCGTACATTACAGACAAAATTACGCATTGGTCAGAAGACCGCAAAGCGTTTATCACCACCGTGTACGGGGTCAATTCAAAAGGTGAAAGAGTTATTAAATACCAGGCTCAACATTATCCTAAAGGACTGACAGGACCAGACTGATGAAAGACATAAAACTTAAGGTACACACTGAGCAAGACCCTAACGATGAGTTTCATGGAACAGACGCTCTTGGAACGTATATTTCTCATTTTAATGATGTACAGCAAGATTTGGTAAAGCAAAATCCACAGGGTTGGGAAGACGAACTAGAAAACCGCCTCCATCATTTTGCAACTGAAGCAGGAAGGCGGCACGGCACACACGTTGTTGTAGATGATTCATCAGCAGACGAAACAACAATCAACGTGTATTCTCCGTACGCAGCACGTTCTATGGGATTACTTCCCATGTCTCACCGAACACCCAAAGAGCAAGAAAAACGACGGGTTGAAGAACAGTTAGCCCACGACCAATTCAAACAGGCAGCAATGGACCGTCTACGACGTGGTGCAAAAAGAATGCACGAAGCAGGGCAACAGTTAGACCTTTTTGCTGAGGGTGAGTTTACCATTGACCCAGATGCAGAAGACCCTAGGGATATTTACCGACCAAAATAATGCCTAATCACATTGCGAGTATCCCTCGTCCAATGTATGCGTATGTTAAAAACGAATTTCTGTACGACATGCAAGAAGGACATGGTGAAGTAACGCCAGCCCTGCTTTACGGTCTTTCTGCCCTGCCAAACAGAGCGTGGGGTATTTCGGCGTTGTTGTCCAATGGGGCACTTGTTCAACATTTGCCCGTACATGCGTTTCTCAAGGACGGTAAAAGTTCTCACAACCATCAACTTGGGGAACTTCAAGTTTGGTCATGCTACGGTCAGGACTTTGGAGTTGAGGAGTTTGGCGCTTTGTCCGAACTATCAGTCAGGGCGTACCTAAAGGGTTCTTGGGAAAAAGGACATTACTGGTTTACTGCTGCACCTTACGATGATACTTATTCACGCACACCCGACCAACACAAACACTTTAATTTTATTTGGCTTGAGTGTGGGCATCTAGCAACGCTTCCTGGAAATCGCATGTTGGTACATGACCCCTCGTTTACCGTGGGTATGCCTAAGTGGGGAGACCGCCCACGGTACAAAGTCAATACTCAATACTGGTATCCAGAAGATTTTGACCAAAAGCCACAATTTGATACAATTATTACAGACACTACGGCATGAGGTAAACTAGAACTATGGCTGACAAGCAAGGTGACGAATCTAATTTTGACGCTCAAAATGCGGCGTCTACTGGTGCGATGCAGGGAACATCTGGCATCACACGTGAGGTTGGGCGTCAAACCCAAAACCCTGTCAATTACCACCGTGGGTTGTTTGCGTTGATGGCGTCGTTTGATTGGGACAAAGGTAAGTTCAGCGAACGCATGGAGGATGTGGCGCTTCGCAACGAAGGCTTGTCGTTGTTAGGATTGCCAGCCAATCTTCCAGTGGAGTTAAACCCCGATGCCACACAGATGTCGGCATTGATTGAACAGTTGACTGGTGGCGCAGAAGCGGCAGACAAACGCTACAAGCGTGAGGGCAAGCGCCAAGAAGCAACTGGCGGTGGTCGCTCCAGTGAAGATTACGTCAAGGGACTTGTCAATTTGTCGCAAACGGTTTCCAAAAACAGGAACCTTCCTTCCGACACTGAGTGGAAAGACCCTAACAAAAAGAAGTAATTTACATCAGGCTTTTGTTGCCGTCATCAACAGGAAAGTACCAACCGTTTTTGTATTTTCTTGCAGGCGGCATATCCTGTCGGTGATTTATTCCTGAATAGTGGGCAATTAACGATTTGCGTCGTTTGTCGGGAACATTGGCGAGAGAGCCACGGTGAAGCAGTCGTCCATGCCAAAATAGAACGTCTCCACGTTCTGGTAGGTGCGTACAAATTTTAGCATTCCTTTTTGCAATCTCTTCTGTAAATAACGGTGTCAAGATTCGCTCGCTGTGCGTAGGCCAGAGATGGTTTCGCTCGTGTGGTTCAAGTGCGGCAAGAATCTTATCCTGCGTGACAACGGGCCAACGATGCGAACCAGGAATCATTTGAAATGGGCCAGAGTCTGGGTGAATAGTCTCCAACGCAATCCACACCGCCACGTAGTAATCGCCTACGTGCGGAGGATTTAAGTATGTATCCTGATGCCAGTCACGTGTAGTCGTCACCCACCCAGTAAGGTTGAGATGGACACCAGCAGGTTCTCCAATCAACTCTTCCATCGTGTCGTGTAATCCCTTGTATGAAAGGATGTCAAGCACTTCTTTATGGTCTCTGTATGGGGTGCAATAATCCCATCCACGTGGTCTAGTTATGTTGTTACGAAGCCAACATTCTTCATAGGCTTCCATCAAATCTTCGGGAATAAACTTTTTCTTGATGACAAAGCCATCATCATTCCAATCGGCCTTGCTTGGTGCTGGTGCGGCAATTGTGAGGTCGTTCAATGTGGTGTTCATGGTGTAGAATTAAGTATAATGGTTGTTAAGTTTCCCGTGTTTACTCAGTCAATGGCTGACGCCATTGCCATAGCCAAGCAGCAGGCCGCTGCCCAGGGGTTTAAATCAATGTACCTTGTAAAAGTAGACAAAGTTGGCAACGGGGCATGGGAAGTAACAATGAGAGTTGGTCCGTGATGTCTATTGAAGTTGAACGCACAGATATATGTTGCAAAATTGATATTGCCGATATGTCTACGCAATGCATTCATTGCGGGGCGCAAATGCGCCAAGAACATGCTCATTATCGTTGCCCAGACTGTGGAAACCGTGATGCTTGTTGCGAAGGAGTTTACTAATGGGTGGAATGGATAATATTAACTGGGACCAGCATAAACTTACTGAAAAATCAGCGCATGGTGTTTTCCAAGATAAGGATTTTCGTGAGATTTTACAGAGAGCCATTTCTGGCGGTCACCCAATGATTGCTAGACAGACATCTAAAGGACACGTTCAGATATATATTAAAGATGACGGGATTGTAAATGCGGCTGGTACTAGCGGTGGTGGTCGTGGCGCCAACAATTTTGAAGGAGAGATGCGTAAAGCACACAGAAGCGTTGGAATGGACTTTCCCCGAAAAAACGAAAGTTTAAAACAATTTCAACGACGTATGCAAAGACAACAAGGTAACAACAATGAGCAGGAATGAACATTTTGATTCTGGTCACAATAACGAACGTATCGCAAACGAAAGAATACGGCGGGCCGCTGCACGTGAGCGTGGGGAAGCGATGGCTGAACAACTTTTAAACAGCCTTGCCCAAGCCGAGGGGTTTCACGATTCTGAACACATGTTTTTAACTGAGAAGAACAGAACTGAGGAGGCTTTTGCTCGTAAATATTCAGAAGGTCCTGGAAAATTGGACATTAACGAAGATTTGACAGAGGGTTACCATTATCGGGTTTCTCACCCGTCAGGCTATTACGGAATTCACCGTGGGGCAAGCATGGACATTTATCACCCTACTGCTGGTCCCGTAGACATGGTTTCTTATGTTGACCATAGTAAACACGGTATTTTTAGCCCAATGACTTCAGAAGAGTGGCCTTCGCCAGAAACCGTTCATCAAGATTTGCACAACTGGGTTACTGAACACGGGGACGAATACAACGAACACTACGGGTAACTAGAGTTATGTTATACTGTATCCTGAGTTTTCTCGCCAAGCGGGTGGCCTGCGGGTCACCCGTTGTTGGTCTGTAGCCGTATGCGTCGTGCTCGTCATAAAGGCGCATGGATATTTTGGATTGTTGCCGTATTCAGTTGGTTTGCTCCAGGCACTGTGACGGCTGCCACATACACAGCAACTCAAAACAATCGTGATTTTTATTTTGAAATTACAACTGAACAAACGTTGACTATCCGCACTTACGCACAAGAGTTTAGGATTGATTCAATGTTGTGGTTGTACAGCCCAACAAATACTTTAATTGCTGCAAATGACGACTATTTTGGTTTAGATTCGTTTATCTCACAAAACTTACAACCAGGGACTTACAAACTTCGTGCTGGGGTATGTTGTGGAAACCCAGATGCGTGGTATGGTTCTTCGTACATAATTGACGCCAACTTGGAGCCAACCAATGCACCTACTACAACTACTCCGACTACGACGACAGAACCGCCGAGTACGACGACAAGCCCGCCTAGCACTACAACTATCCCAACAACGACAACGGTAGAAAGTACGACAACGACGATATGGCAGGAAACTACCACAGTCCCAACGACGACGCCTACTACCATTGCTCAAACAACGACTGTCCCTGCCACCAGTACGACTGTGGATGTCACGACCACAATCGCAACGACTACAACTCAGGTAGAAAATCCATCTACTACGACGTCAAGCAGTTCAACAACCACAACTAGCACGACAACAACCACCACTACGGTGTTTGTACCTACTCAAACAACGACTACAACAACCGTTTACGTTGTGCCCGTAACTACTACTTCTTCTGTTCCTGAGACCACCGTTCCAGAGCCTTCAACAACGAGCACCACTGTTTTGGCACCTGAAGAAGAAGACGAAGAAACAACAACAACTACTGCGCCTGCTGAGGAGGAAGTGCTTCCCCCTGACACAACTCTTCCTGAGCCAGAAGACGCTGAGCCAGAGGAGACAACCCCTGGGACTCTGCCGACACCTGAGCCTGAAACGCCTCAACCCGAAACAGAGCCAGAAGAAGAAACGACACCAGAAGAAACATCCCCAACACAGGAAACAGAAGAAGAAAAACCATCGTTGGATAGCATACCCGATATTGATGAACTAGACACAGCAACTACCGAAGAACTTGCAGAACTTATTGACAATCTTGACAATGAGCAAATAACGGAAATAGTTGAAACCCTTTTAGAAAACGAGCCAACGCAAGAACAGGCACTCGCCCTTGCCACCAGTCCAGAAGTACTATCAATAGTTACTGGGGAACAGGCCGATGCAATCTTTGCCGCCATTGATGAGGAAGAACTGTCTGAGGAGCAAATTGTTGCTATCCTTGAAGGACTGAAAACGGCATCAGACGAAGTAAAAGAAGCCTTTGAAGAAAACGTAGACGTTTTTAGTGGAAACTTTGATACCTATGTTCCAAGTGGTTCTACCGTTTCGGTAGCCCAACGAAGAACCGTAGTGGCTGCAACTGCGGTATTATTTGTAGCACCGTTACCCATTCCTACTAGCAGTTCCTCACAATCTGGGTCCTCTAGCAAAAAAGGAAAGTAATGAAGAAATTCGTGGATGAGATTCTGGCTCTGGCTTGGACGCTTGGCGGCACTGGAATGGTGCTTATCACGCTTAGTGGAGAAACCTTGAAATGGGGACTCTGGATATCCGCCGCTTCCTTGTTTTTTCACATGTTGGGCGCAATGTTGAAGAAGGAAGAATAAGGTAAACTAGGATAATGCCAACCCATGTAAGTTTTAAAATTGTACGTGGTTTGCCCTGGAAACGGTTCATTTGTGTAAAAAGTAACCTGACCCGTTACCGAGTGAACGTTGACACGCCTTCGGCATTTATTGCTACTAGCGCTACTGCAAAAAAGCAAATTGATGCCACTATTACCCCAGAAGGCATTATTCAACTTACACTTGGTCAAGATGAAACGATTGACTTGCCAGAAGGCATGCTCAATTGGGACGTGTGGGCAAACGTTACGGTTGGTTTAAACGAGAAAGTGTATCAACCCGTTGCAAATGGAATAATGGAAGTCGTTTCATACGCAACCGTAACCCCGTCACAGGAAGTAGATGAGATGGAAATTCGCTACAAGCAACGCACCGATTACAGCAGAATATTTACGTGGCAGGACGACGACGGCGATATCTTGACGGTCCAAAGCGCTTTCATGCAAGCAAAGAATTCTTCTGGTACTACGGTATTAGATTTGCGTTGGTATGCCAGTAAGCCAAGTGAGGCAACGATTTCTGGATTGGCAGCAAACCGTCGTGGTTATCTGATTCCAAGCGCTGGTGCAACTCTTGAAATGCACATTTCGGATATGAACACCATTGCGGCGGGTTCTTACGTTTTTGACTTGTTTGTACAGGACGCAAATGGGGACTGGGATTGTATTGCACAAGGAACTCTTGTTGTAGAGGCTTCGGTTTCTACCCCGCCTGTATGAGCAGAATAGTACAAGTTACTAAAAAGTCAAAGGTCTCAGCAGTTGTTAAAGCGTCCCCTAAAACAGTCATTATTGCAAAACCCACGGAAACAGTGGTTGTTTCAAGTCCTTCAGCAATACCTACATCCAGCATCACCCATGTGCATACCCAAGCAACGGCTTCTGCTTCGTGGACAATTACTCACAATTTAGGTTACTACCCAGGTGGCGTTTCCATTGTAGATAGTGCTGGTAGTAAGGTTTACGGAGATGTGACGTTTATTTCCGAGAACCAACTTGTGATAAACTTTAGTTCAGCCTTTGGCGGAAAAGCCTACATTTCATAGACTGGAGAAATCGTGCCTCTTTTTGTCAATAATATTGACCTAAACAAAAATGAATTGCGTAATGCAAAGGTACAAAACCTCTCTGCCGACCCATCCAGTCCAGTAGCGGGTCAAATTTACTACAATACAACTTCTAATACTCTTAAAATCTACACGGGCAGTGCGTGGAAGACGTTGGCAATTGGCGCACAGACCCTTGAAACTACTTCTAACGTTACGTTCAATGACCTGATTGTTTCAGGAAACTTGACGGTTCAAGGTGATACTACTACCGTCAACACCGCAACATTGACCGTTGAAGACAATATTGTTGTTCTTAATAGCAACTCTGCTGGTGCTTCTGCTGGTGTTAATGCTGGTATTGAGGTTAATCGTGGTGGAGACCCTGCCGCAGGACTTCGTTGGAATGAAACCACTGACAAGTGGCAAATTGGTACTGGCAGCACTTTTGCTAATATTGCCACTGCTGATGACGTTGGTGCTGTAAGTATTACGGCTCTTGACGATATTGGCGACGTCACAATCACATCCAACGCTGCTGGTCATTTCCTCAAATGGAATGGCACAGCGTGGGTAAACGACGCCATTGACCTTGGCACGGACACTTCTGGCAACTACATGGTGGATGTTGCTGCTGGCACTGGTATCAGTGTCTCGCACACACCAGGCGAAGGGTCTACTGCCACCATCAGCAACACTGGTGTCACGTCTGTCAACGGAAGCACTGGAGCAATTACTGGTGTAGTCAGAACCAGTGACACTGGGACGGTCACGTCGGCAATGATTGCCGATTCCACGATTGTCAACGGTGATATCAGCGCTTCTGCTGCAATTGCGCTTTCCAAACTTGCTTCGGGAAGTTCCGCACAAGTTGTCCTTGCTAACTCAAGTGGTGTACCGACTTACACGACACTTTCTGGAGACGTTACCGTTTCTGATACTGGAGTTGTTTCAATTGCTGCAAACTCCGTTGCTCTTGGCACTGACACGACTGGAAACTATGTTGCCGATGTCACCGCTGGCACGGGAATTACTGTTACACACACGCCTGGTGAAGGCTCGTCTGCCGCAGTTGCCATTGCAAGCAACTACGCTGGTCAAAACACCATCACCACTCTTGGTACGGTCACTACGGGAACTTGGAATGGCACTGCTGTTGCTGTTGCGTACGGCGGCACTGGTGCAACCACTGCTTCGGCTGCTCGTGTTAACCTTGGCGCAAGTGCGGCAAATGCAAGTGCTACCCTTCCGCAGAAACTGGCGTTTGACGTAGGTGATGCATCGGCAACCTCCTTCACACTTACGCACAACCTAAACACCCGTGATGTCATGGTGCAGATTGCTGAAAAGGGAACTCCTTACGGAGTAGTTTTGGCAGACGTTGAGTTGACGACTGTCAATACGGTCACGGTTGGTTTTGCGACGGCTCCGTCCAGCAATCAGTATCGTGTAACTATTATCGGTTAATAACATAGCCCTGCGGGGCACTTATTTAGCAAAAGGTTGAGGCCCGATGCCATCATTTCTACAAAGAATTAGCGCACGCAAATTCAGTTCTGCTGCTTCTACAGCCGTAGACGTTGGCGTAAACGGGGAAACGCAAGCAAGGCTTGTTGTTGATGCAGGTGGAAAACTTACCTGGGGTAGCGGTTCTGCCACTGGCGATGTTAATTTGTACCGCCACGCAGCCAATACTCTTAAAACAGATGATACGTTGGTAGTTGCCGATTTGTATATTGGCGCCGACCAAGTAACTGTAGGAGGTCTTGGCTCTCTTACCTCAATTGATGGTGGTGCCGAAAATGTGCGAGTGTTGGAAGCCGAAATATATATTGATACAGTAGAAGCAACAGTTGACGGAGGAACCGTGTAATGGCAGCCACAATTCAATTACGACGAGGAACAGCCGCTCAATGGACGGCATCAAACCCAGTACTGGCTGCTGGAGAACCTGCGTTTGAAAGCGACACGGGCAAGTTTAAAATTGGTAACGGTTCATCTGCGTGGACTGCATTGGCGTATGCTGGTGGAAGTAACGAGTTTGACACAAGTATTATTTTTGAAGGTTCGTCCGTAGACGCTTTTGAAACCACTTTAACAGTTACAAACCCTACTGCCGATAGAACAATTACTCTTCCAGATGCCACAACTACGGTTGTGGGCACAGATACAACACAAACATTAACAAATAAGACATTGAGTGGTGCTACGCTTACGGGCACTTTGACTGCTGGGGGAAGCGCTGGAACAAACGGCTTTTATCTTCAAACAACTGGTTCTGGAGTACAGTGGGCCGCTGTAAGCGGAGTAGACGTTTTACAAGTACAAGTTTTCAGTTAAACTGCTATAATTAACGATTAGGAGATACCATGGCAAGTTACAACAAACTCACATTGAGTGGTTCTACGGACGGTAGGGCAATTAAAGTTGCTGCAACCGCTACGACTGGCACGACGATTCACACTGGTTCAGCAACCGCAACAACCTACGATGAGATTTGGCTGTATGCGATGAACACTTCTGCATCAGCAGTCAAACTTACGATTGAGTGGGGTGGCACTGGCAGTCCCGATGACCACATTGAGTTGACTGTTCAGCCTGAGGCTGGTCTGGTGACCGTTGCTCCTGGACTTTTGATTAAGGGTAATGCGACTGCGTTGGTTGTTCGTGCGTTTGCTGCGACTGCGAATGTGATTACGATTCACGGGTTTGTAAATCGTATTGAGGTGTAACTGATGGCTACGGCTCGTCGGCAACTTGGATATGTGTCATCACTAACGACACAGAGCGTTATCGCTATGAACGCTTATGGTGCGGCTACGGGTGGAACTTCTGCGTCTCGCACTATCGGTGGAGAGAACTACACGGTGCTGACCTTTTCATCTGATGACAACCTTGTTGTTTCTAAGTCTGGTTTGTTTGATGTGCTGTTGGTCGGTGGTGGTGGCGGAGGCGGCGGCGGAAACGGAGGCACGAGTTCAACTGCAGGTGGTGGCGGTGGCGCTGGTGCGCTTGTCGGATTCGCTAGCACGACGACGATTTATCTTGCGGCTGGTACTTACGCTGTTGATGTTGGTGCTGGTGGTGCTGGTGGCGCTAACTTTGGCAACCCTGGTGCGGCTTCGTACATCGGCAGCGTGATTAGTGCTTGCGCTGGTGGCGGCGGGTCAGGCAGTAACAACTCTGGTGCAACCCCAACGGCAGGTGACGGCGGCTCAGGTGGTGGCAACGGTAGTGCATCTTTGTCACCTGTTGGACAGTCGGTAGATGAAACATTCGGCAATGACGGTGGCACTAGCGCATTTAGCAATAGCGCAGGCGGAGGCGGAGGCTATGCGTCCGTCGGCGGTAATGCGACTTCTGGAGTTGGCGGCTCAGGTGGCAACGGCATAGATGTTTCGTCTTGGGGAACTAGCGCAAGTACCGACAACATTGCTGCAGGTGGTGGCGGTGGCGCACAAAGTACAGGCGGCGCTGCAGGTACAGGCGGTGTGGCAGGTAAAACTAGCGGTACGGGTAATGCTGCGACTACTGCAGGTTCAGGTGGTGGCGGCAGTTATTTTGATGTCGCTGGTGGTGCTGGTGCGGCTGGCAAAGTTTGGGTGAGGTTCAAGGTATGAGCGAGCCAACGACTTTCGCAAAGGTTGAGAACGGCATTGTCACCGATGTTCATGTTGTAACTTGGGGGTTCTTGACGGCGAATCCTGAACGATACGGCGATTCATCGTTGTGGATTGAGTGCTTCCGTGATAACTCTGGTCGTGGCTACTGCTCTAAGGGCTGGCTTTATGATGCTGTTACCGACAAGTTTGTTTCGCCTGTTAGTGAGGTAGTGGAATGACTCGTTCGTATTTAGGTTATGTGTCATCACAAACTACGGACACGATTGTGGTGCAGGGCTACGGCACAGCGACAGGTGGTACTTCGTCTCCGATTACGGTGAGCGGTCAGAACTATACGCTTCTCACTTTCACGGCAACAGGAACTCTTACGGTGACGAAGGCTGGACTGTTTGATGTTCTTGTTGTCGGTGGTGGAGCAGGTGGCGGAGAGAATAGTATCACAGCGTTTATGGGCGGCGGCGGTGGTGGCGGTGTCGTTACTCAAACTGTTTATCTAGATGCAAACGCAACAGTTACAGTTGGCGGCGGCGGCGCAGTCCAAACGAACGGCGGTGTTTCTGGAATAGGAACGCTGGCTAATCGCCCGATTACCGCAGTCGGTGGTGGTGGTGGTGCTGGTATGCGTTATGTCAATGCTGGCGCCGCCGACGCAGGCTCAGGCTATGTTGGCGGTTGCGGTGGTGGTGGACAAACTGCTGACGCTCGTGGTACAGGTAGGGCGGGTCAGCAAGGCGGTAACGGAGGGAATGCTGGTGGAGTTACGACAAGTTTTGGCGGTGGTGGCGGCGGCGGTGGCGGCGGTAACGGTTCTGATGGCGGAAGTTCTAGTGTCGGCGGCACAGGTGGCACAGGATACGATGCTTCATCGTTTCGTGGTGAAAGCGCAGGAACTACTCGTTACGCAGGCGGAGGCTCAGGTGGTGGAACATCGGGAACGGGTGGTTCTGGTGGTGGTGGGAATGCTGGCGCAAGCGGGTCAACAAACACAGGCGGCGGTGGTGGCGGCAACAATGTCTCCAATACCAATAGCGCAGGTCAAGGTGGCTCAGGTATCGTTCTTGTTAGGTTCAAGGTCTGACTATGGCTCACTTCGCACAAGTATCCAACGGCATCGTTCAACAGGTCATCGTCGTATCTAACGACGACTGCGGTGGCGGAACTTACCCTGAGAGCGAACCTATCGGTCAAGCGTTCCTAGCGTCACTCGGACTCGCAGGCGAATGGCGACAAACTTCCTACAACGCCAACTTCCGTGGCAAATACGCTGGTATCGGTGACATCTATGATGCGGTGAACGATGTATTCGTCGCACCAGCAGTAACCGACCCACTTGAGGAGTAACTGGTAAAATATAGTCTATGCCACGTCGTAGACCAGGACTTCATGGGGCAGGTCGTTATAACCTGACCGAACGCCTTGAAGAAGGCATGTCTGATATCCTCAAGCGTGAGGAAGAGCGAAAGCGCCGAATTGCTGGTGCTCGTATTACTGGTGGTGTTGCTTTAGACGAAGAGGGTCGTCCCGTAGTTGAGGGCGATAGACCAGTTCAGGATATTGATACTTCTATTTTCAATACTGTGCCTGTTGCACAAATAGCAAACAAGCCAGACAATCCAACAAACTACGGTCAAGGACCCGCTGGCAGTACCCGCCTTTGTTCGCACAAGTTTGTACTTGACCAGCCCATGTTTGATTTATACGGAGCCAAAATGGGTTACGTACTTGTTCGGTTTCACAAGAACGGTAGGCGTGGTCCAGATTGGGTATATGGGCCAGTTGATGCGGCTATCTATCAACAGTTTGCAGCAAGTAATTCAAAAGGACATTTTATCAATACTACGCTCAATGGATACGGATACCGTCCAGCGAGCGAGACACCATTTGCCGACCAGTTCTCCGATTTTCCAGCCAATAGTGGAACGGACTCCGCAGGCATTAGACTGTAGTCAATGAACAAAATAGTTGGCTACGGTGTTTTTTGGACATTCGTTTTGTCGTTTACGCTGTCATGGTGGGCACTTTTTACGTGGCAATTGTGGATGTTCCTTGGGTACAGTATTCTTTCAGTCGCTTGTGGTATACACGTTTTTAAAGACACGTTAAACCTTGTCCAGGGAGTTGGGTTTGTTTATTGGGTTACCCGTGACACCCATAAAGGGTTTTCGCTTTCTATTGCATTCATGCGAGAAACCGACTCTCCCTGGAGAACTGGTCGTGGGTTGCAAATTGGAATTGGTAAACACTCGTTTCAAATAGGGTTTTGTAGAAGGAATAGAACAGAAAACGAAGCGGAGGGTTTGATGCGTGCCGTTAAAGGACGCCGCCTTCATTACCGACCAAAGGAGATACGAGAATGGCTCTAGGCATCTGGCGCAAGCAGAAAGATTCCGCCAATATTCCAGCACGAATTACACGTTTGGACAAGCCCTCGTTGTTGGATTGGTTTAACACAACCATAATGGAACTGGGCGCTTCCTTTGACCGTTACCGTCATCACGGTGCTGGTCTTGAACAACTTGATGAGTTAATGGAGATTTTGAACAATCTTCACAAGGAGATTGCTTCCCGTGAGCGAAACAGTTGAAGACCTAGAAACTACTGAAGACCTGGAAAACGAAGTTCCAGACATTGAGGAACTATCTCCAGAATTAGACGAAGCCTCTGAAGAATTCGTAGACCAATTGGTCAAGAAACTCATTCTATTTACTGAAGAATTCTGCGATATTGAGTTCTTCCCGTACCAAGTGCCTATTGCCTACCGTTTGATTGAGTCAATAATCTTGGGAGACGGTGACGAAGTAACGGTGATTGGCTGCCGTCAGTCTGGAAAGTCGGAAGTGTTGTCGGGGGTGATGGCATCAATGATGGTCATTCTTCCCAAATTGGCTCCTGTATATCCAACCTGGTTGGATAAGTTTGAGAGGGGCTTTTGGTGCGGAGTGTTTGCCCCAACCGAAGACCAAGCCGATACGGTATTCAGCCGAATTGTCACCAAACTTACAAGCGAGCACGCCCTTAACTTTCTCCTTGACCCTGAAATTGACGACAAAGCAGCGTCGGGAGGTGCTCGTGGAAAAGGCAAGATTATCACTCTCAAAAACGCTGGGTCACTTTGCCGAATGCAGACATGCAACCCCAAAGCCAAAATTGAGTCAAAAACCTACCATTTTGTCTTGGTGGACGAATGTCAGGAAGCAGACGAGTTTGTCATTACCAAATCCATCAAACCAATGTTGGCGTTCAACAACGGCACCATTTGTTTGACAGGAACGGCGTCTAGGAACAAATCTTATTTTTACAAGATGATTCAGTTTAATAAACGAAGAAACGTAAATGGTGGAAAAAAGAACCGACAAGCCCACTTTGAATACGACTGGCGTGTGGCATCCAAGTACAACAATAATTACGGTAAATTCATTTCCAAAGAACGAGTCCGTATTGGCGAGGACTCAGACGAGTTCCAAATGTCGTACTGTAACAAATGGATTCTTGAAAAGGGAATGTTTGTTACTGAAGAACGTCTGCAAAGATTGTTTGATGTGTCTATGCCGTTGGTAAAAGAATGGTGGAGAAGTCCACTGGTTGCTGGTATTGACGTAGCCAGGTCCACGGACTCCACCGTAGTTACCGTGGTATGGGTTGACTGGCAACATCCAGACCCCTTTGGATTTTATGAACACCGTGTTCTTAACTGGTTGGAAATCAACAACCAAGAATGGGAACAACAGTATTTTGAAATTGTTGACTTCTTGCGTCATTACGAAATACTACGTGTTGGTGTGGACTCACAGGGAGTCGGTGGTGCGGTGGCAGAACGTTTGCAACTGTTGCTTCCCGATATAGAAGTTATTGCTATGAGTTCGGATTCCAAGGCTCAGCACGAAAGATGGGTTCATTTGACGGAACTTATACAACGTGACCAGTTGGTGATACCAGCCCATGCCAAGGCACGGCGTACACGAAACTGGAAGAAATTCGCTCAACAGATGGCTGACCTTGAAAAGGTTTACAAAGGTCCATACCTTTTGGCTGCCGCCCCAGATGAAAAGGGCGCTTTTGACGACTACCCAGATTCACTGGCACTTGCTTGTGCTATGACGGTCCATGAAACCATGCCAGAAGTCCAGGTCGGTCTTTCTCCGTTTTATCGGTAATTTGTATTCAAAAGTGGTAAAGTAGAAGTAATAAACATCCACCTTTGGAGGATTCACAAATGCAAGACCCGACCAGCAACATGTCAATTGCCCCGCAGAACCCGTACCCTGAGAGTGGGCGCAGGGAAATTATGTTCCAGCGCACCATGGCTCCGAGCATCCCAATGAACAAGGGACCGCTCCGCTTTGAGGAAGGTGTCGCAACCGACACCGACGTTCCAAACGATTTCTCAATCGGTGCGTACTATGACACTGCCTCGTCCCCAATGCGTCAGAACCACAACAATCCTGAGATGTTCTACAAGCACCCAGAGGACACCATGCGTGAGCGTGCCCACGTCGGCTCTGCTTCGTGGATTGAGGCTCCTGCCCTCCTCCAAGACTTTGTGACTGGTGCAATGTCTGGCGATGGCATGCCGACCTTTGAGATTGAGATGAACAGTGGTTCTCACATGAACAGGCCGAATCCAACAGTCGTTTCCGACTGATTACCTTAAATAGGTAACGGTTGTGGCTAGTTACGGTGGCTCGCCGTCAGGTAGAAGTGCCGACCCACGAAGGGTCATCATCCCGCTAACCACCTCTTTGTCTGGTATCCCCATTGCTGGGTCGTACCAGGGTGGTGGTTTGTATGATTTTTCGGCAATGAGAAAGGCTCGTTGGTCGGAGTTTTACGGAAGCCAGCACTCCCACAAGAACCTTGGGTACGACTACAACTTTAAAAACAAGTTTGCCAAGAATGACAGTGGTCGTCGTGTTGGTTTCATTGGTGGCGGTTACCAGTCTGCCCGTCGTGAATCCAGCAGTGCCAAGGTCATGCAAGAACCAACCGACGCTTTTAAATCGCATCGTCCTTTTACCAAGATAAAAGGTGCTGGAGTTTCTCCACGAATTCGTTTTATTGACACCGCCCGTATGCGTTCCAAGGCAATCAACGTGTACAACAAGTCAAACCCTCAAAATATTAACGAACTTGACTTGCAACGAAAACTGGACTATCAGGAAATTAGGGAACTTCGTGGTGAGGCGTTTGGACCAAAAGACCGTGGGATTGGGTTTGGTCGGTTGGCATGAACGAAGCATGGGTTGCAATCGTCGTCGCAGCCGTTCCCGTAATTGGGGCTGGTATTGGATGGCTAATCAAGTTTGTCTTAGA